TCCGCCAGATTTGGAAACTCGCGGCGCCCTAGCCGCTCCGCCTCGCGATCATGCAACCCGATTATTTCGCCGCTCATTGTGCTCTCCCTCAGTCGCAGCAGGACCCTCCCTATGGGCGTTTCGGTTTTTGGCGCTTGCATGCGCGATAGAGGAGGCTGCGCCTGTCCCATCCATACACTCTCGTGAACGGGATGGGACGGCATGCCCACCGCCGCACCACGACCGGAGAAGTTCGCTTGAATGTGCTTCGCATCTTGATGCTCAACAAATTTGCAGGTTTGGATTGGCGATAATCAGCCATGTTATGCGCAAGGGATGGAAGCCGGATGGCCGAGACCAACGGGCTCGGTTCACGACAGCCCGGTCCGCCGGCAGGCGGATGCGACCAACGAACTAGAAAATAGACTGACGCAGAAAGGGTCTCATGTGGTGCAGCGTCGTCTCAAAAGCATCCTCACGCAAAACCTGGTTTTTCTTGAACGACACATCGATCACGGCTGCATCGCTGCCAGCTGCCATCGTCTCGGCTCCAATTATAACTTGAGCCCCAGCCGGCATCTTGGTCAGCAGGAATTGCATGATTTGCTCAAGGTGGCCTTTGTCCTGGCCCTGCTGATTGGGTGAATCAACTACAATGGGGCAAAACGCTGATGATCCATGCTCCTTAGCGGTATGCAGGAACGCGTAATAGTACGCCGCTAGCGCCCGAGGCGTTTCGCTACCCCGCCCGATATGAAGCCCTTGAAGTGTGTCCCTCGTCTTGTCTGGAAGACGGACATCCAAATCAGTCGTGAAACGCGCAAGAGAGTCGGAAAAAAACATCTTGATTGCTTGCTTGCGCTTGATGCTTTCCGCGTCCTGCATCCGCTTCTCGGCGTCCACAATGAGCCTCTGCTTCTCGCCGCATTCCGTATCGAGGACCGTCAAGCGCTCCTGAATGACGCGTTGTGCTTCGTTCCGCCCTTCCGCTGTCACTACGTCCTTCAATGAGACATCTTCGCGGTGGATCGCAAGGATCTGTTGTACCTTGGCGATAGCGGTCGCGACGCCATCGAGCTTCAGTCTTTGATCCGAAAGCTTCGACTGAAGCTCCTTCAATTTGTGGCGGCCTACTTGGAGGGTCTGAAACAGCTCGTCCTTGTCAGCGACAAGCTCGAACTGATCAGCGATGTGGTTGTTATAGTGCTCGCCGCACATCGGGCACTCTACTTCCGGGGCTTCTTCTAGCGCGTCCTTGAAAGAGGTATCAAGTTCACCCAAGGCCGCCTCGACGACGGCCACGTGCTCAGACCAAAGATGGAACTCTTCATTGATGCCGGATAGTTCAATGCGATAGCGCGATTGAGCGTTATGCAAGGCTTGGCCTTCGCTCACCAGGCGCTCAGTCTCTTCACTAAACGTCGCGAGATCAATGGCCAATGGAAGGGCCGGCATAGACTCACGAATCCTTCTCATCGCGTGATCTACGGCCTGTCTTTCAGCTTCAATCTTTGTCAATTCTGCTTTCAGTCTGTCTCTTTCAGCCTTGGCCTCGTAGAAGCCGTTCGGGCGCAACCCGCTGTGATATTCGGACAGTGACTTCGCAGAGTTTGGATACATACGCAGGTCGCTGAATGCGTCCCATGCTTTCTGCCAACTTCTATCTTGGTCAACATAGAAAGGGGCGAACAAATAAGACGGTGGAGGGATTTTGATTTGGTCCTTTTTGTTTGCCAGAACGAGTTTGAAGGAAAGGAGATCGGCGAGGAACGGAGCTAGCTCGGCCGTGATGTGCGTTGTATTGATTAGGACGTTCTTGGCATGATCCTGGATCGTGAACGTATCTCCAATCTTCAGTGCGGAAAATTGCTGGGTCCCAAGGGTAAACTCGAGCAGCACCGTGACGGTTGCGTTGCGCCAGGAATGGTCAACCTTGTGAGGCTTGGCCCCGAAGACCTCATATAGACTCTTCAGTATCGCTGACTTTCCGAACCCGTTTCCTGCTACCAGAACGGTTGCCGGCGCCGAGAAGTCGATCTGCAATCCGCGTCGCTCTTTCTGAGACAGCAGGGATAGTCTTGAAAATTTTATCTGTGCCATTTTGTTTCCCCCGAAGGCTTCGAAGTAATCGCCTCAAGCCTTCTGAATTACGCTTTTTCATTGCTTAGTGCCGTTCGTCATCCGTCAGCACATTGCCGCACTCGACGCAGGCGATGTTGTGATGCTGCTGCGAGCAGTGCGGGCAGTCCATGCGATGCTCCTATTGTGACTCGTTCATCGGACGCCACGGCCCCTTGTCGGTATCGCCCTGCCACCAATCGGACCACACCATCGCCCGCTGGTGCAGGGCATTCAGATGGCAACGGTACGCGGCGTCGCCAATCCAGAAGCAGATCCATGCCATCGCCCACCGCATCGTGCCGCTCCCTATCTGCGCTCTGGTTCACGGATCGTCACGCCCATCACTTCGCAGCGCTTGTGGGCCAGCATGTTGGCGCCGGGCACCGTGCTGGCCTGGAATGCTTTGAAACTTGGCGATGCGGTGAGGGCCATCTGAACTTCTGCCACCGCGTGTCCGCTGAACGCATGAGGCCGCAAGACGATCTCGGCAACATCGATGCCTGGCCCGATGCTGCGAAGGCAAGCTCGCAGCGTAGAGATTGCGCCCATCAACTCTTCCAGCTTGTCGTTCATCCTGCCGCTCGTCATGTTGAGTGTTGATCGGTGCGCGGCATGCGGTCCTGCCACATGACGTGCAGCTTCCATCCGAAGGGCAGTCGTACATCGCGACCGCCTGTCGAATTGTACTGATATGGCGGCTTCCACTCTCCACGCTCTAAGCGCGTCTGCCAAAGCCACGTGATGCTTGATCGGGGATGATAGGCGGCGGGGCAGAACGTTCCGTCGTTCCAATACGACCACAGCGATAAGCCCCCGATCTGCAAGCGCGGGAAGCCCCACGGGGCAAGGTACTTGCTTCCGATGCGGATGCGTACGGGGCCGAGTGCGATCCAGTTGCCCATCTCAAATCACCTTTGTCGATTTCCACAGGCCCGACGACTTCGGCAGCAGATAGCGCCGAGTCTCGCAACGGCGCATCGCCCAACCGGAGCGCGGAAACCAGATGCGTTGCCGAATGCGGCGGCCTCTCATCTTCGCTGTGTGGCTTCTGAACATCCCAGGCTCGTTTCGTTCACAGGGTTTCTACGTAAAGCATCACAGGCGGCTGACCGCCAACGACGCGCAACACGATCTTGGCACCAGCCGCAATCGCCGCCATCTCGTCTGGCGTCGGCTCCCAAGCGCTCTCCCACACATTGTCCGTGACGCGCACGGCCAGATGGCAACACTGACCGTCTTCCTCTGGCTTCCAGCCTTTGGGCGCGCCGAGGTAATGCGTAGCGCCAGAGATGCGTGCGGGGATCATCGGCGTGCCACCATTTGCTTTTGAAGAGCCTTCACCCATGCCATGTGCGAGCGGATGCCGTAGCGGCGCAGGTATGGGCGCGCGGCGCGCACGTCAGGGTGTCGCGTTTTGTAGAGTGCCCATCGCGGAAACATGGCAGGCCGACTGCGGCGCATAGTTCGTCTCAGCAGCATTTTTTTTGGCTCCCTCATTGCTTCCATTTGTCTGTGATCGCGCGCACCGCAAGTATGTCGTCAGGCACTGGCCCAAGCTTGTGGTGATCGCGCACGATGCGCTTGAACGGTCCCGGCTTTCCGCGCTCGCATGCGTCGCGGTCCTTCACCGTCACGAAGCCGTGCAAGTCGTCTTCCGGCTCGCCGGGGCTCCACCATGTCCAGACTTGCGCCATGCTGATATTCCCCTTGTTACCGCAGCCCGTGAAGCTGCTTGTACGCCGCGACAAGAGCCTTGATCTCGAAATCGGTGATGCGCCCGCTTTGGCCATTGCGTGCGATAACCAGAATGGTCTCCAGATCACTTTCAGTCAGGGGAAGCGGCGCTCCCGTCATCGGTGATCTCTCCGTATGCGTCATCTTTCGCTCCGTCACTTCGTTGCTGCAATTTCGCGAATGCGGCGCTCGTGCTGGATCAGGGCGCGCGCGACACGTTCAATGAGATGATTGCGACCAGCGCCAACCATACCGCGACCGTCTGCGTCATAGATCGCCTTGCGCGCGAGCGCCATGGCGTCTTCCCACTTCGTTTCCTGATCCATGCACCGCTCCTCTACTTAGCGCCGTGTTTATTCGGAAGTGGCAGCCAGCCTGCGAAGCAGTCCTCGCCGAACTGCGCGGCGCCCGCCACTGACCTCCACATGGTCGGCCCGAAGAATGCACGGCTTGGCTCGTACCAAATCTCGCGCCACTCCAGCACGTGCCGATCCGTATCCTCGATGCCAACGCGCTCAAGCGCGAGGAAGTGGCTGCCGTCTCTCGGCGCCTCGTCCATGTTTCTGATCATCAGCCTCTCCTGCCCTTCACTCAGATTTCTGCGAAGATGCGCGCTCGTCTCTGCCTTTGCACCATCCAAGGGTGTAGGCCATCGAGCACCGTCGCGGATGCCCAACGCCTCGCAGCGCGGCATCATAGCCAGCCTGCCAAGAGGAATAATCGGTCGGTTGGTCGCTCTGCATCATCGGCTCCCTATGTTCTTGCGGAAGCCAGCAACGCGTCACGCTGGGCGGCAAGCTTGCGCTGCATCCTGATGGTTTGAACACGCAAGACGATGCCGACGAGCGTCATGCCGAACGCCACGTATACGAGCCACGCTGGCGCCGTGATGGTCACTGGTTCCCACATGCTTTCCCTCCCTATGTGCGCTTCGGCTGGCGAGCATTCCACTCGCGAACCATCTCTTGCCACGTCTCAAATCCTAGACCGTCGTCGCCAAGCCAGTCATGACAATCGCGCGCAGACACTGACCACATGCCAGACGTGTCAACGTGCGCGTGAGCGGACGCGCCGCAAGCGCACGGGCGCAGCTTCGCGCTAATCTTGGTGCGCTCCTGTCCATCCCATGATGCTGGTCGCATATCGTAGCCCATGCTGCCGCTCCCTATGTGACTCAGTTCTTGACCGGCTGTGGGTCTATAATCGTCATCGTGGCGCGCATGCCGACGCGGCCGTCACTCACCTCAGAGTAGCCCTGCTCGGTTAGCCACTTCCGCACGATGGGCGACGACGGCCACGGCACGCCCTGATCCATCTGATGGTCGAACCAGTCCGCCAATTCCATCGAGACGCTTGCCTCGAACCCACGCGACGCGATGCCGAACTTGCGGGCGAGCATCAGCGCGATCTTGTACCGGAGACAAGTATTGGCGTTGCGCCCGGCCTGCTGCTTCCACCGCAGGATCTCCTGCACGAGTTCGTCACGGCTCATGTCGTCGTACATTCCAGCCATCGTGCGGCTCCACATATTCACTTGCTGTTGACTGCCAAGATCGCTTCCACGAGACACCAGAACGCAAGCGGGTCGTCCTTCTCTGGCGCGATCTTGTCGGCCAGAGCCTGCGCCCATTCCCATCGCATGCGCTCTTGCTTCGTCATCGGGCGGCGTCCACGGCGCAACGCAAGCACTCGCACTCAGCAGGATGCATGTCGGCTGTGCGCATAAACACTTCCGCGTCGTAGCTTTTTAGGATGCGGGCCAGCCTGGATGATGCGGCATCGCGTTGCCGGGCAACAGACACGAGTGCAAACGCGAACGGTTCGGCAGCCCGATCAACCTGCGCGTCGCCGCGCTCAAGCGCTTCGGCCTGCTTCACGTATTTTTCGGCCAGCATCTCGTGCATCGTCCGCTCCTGCCCTTCACTCAGATTTCTGCGAAGATGCGCGCTCGTCTCTGCCTTTGCACCATCCAAGGGTGTAGGCCATCGAGCACCGTCGCGGATGCCCAACGCCTCGCAGCGCGGCATCATAGCCAGCCTGCCAAGAGGAATAATCGGTCGGTTGGTCGCTCTGCATCATCGGCTCCTCTCGTTACCGCATTGGTTTCTTCGGCTTGCCCAGCTTCTTCACGTACTCGGCAAGCTTGCCCTCAAGGCGATACCACTCACCGCGAATGCGGTACTGCGCAAAGCGGCGGTGCAATCGGCTTTCGGCGTCGTTGCCGCCGCTCACGGTCGCAATCAGTTCGAGTTCGTCAGGGTGGCCAGTCGCAAGCCCACTCATGCGCTTATTGATGCTGACACTGTACCCGATCTTGACCTTTTCCGTCCCCTTCACCCGGACGAAGTGCACTTGAGAATTGTGGGCATCCCAGTCTCTGCCGAGGTCGTAGCGGCGACCGGCAGTGCGGCCTGATCCGCCCTTGAGCCCATTCGTTCCACTGGCCGCGCGCATCTCCTTCACGATCCGCCACATCATATGTGGTGAGATGTGGCGCTTTAGGCGGACCTTCGCAGCCTTCGCCGCATCATCGTTTTTCTTGTGCTTCTTGTTGAACCACTCTTCCCAGACGATGGCCTTCTCCTCGTCTGTCACGACGCGCGGCGGGCGCCCCTGCTTCCGCGTGGCACGGTCAAATCGCTGCTTTGCCAGACCAGCCCACGCATCCGCGATCATCGCGTCGCGCTGCTTCTTGTCAGACGACTTGCGATCCGTCGAAAGCTCCCAGATCGTGGCGCCCTTCGCCTCGATGCTGTCGATGACTTCCTGCAGATCGTCACGCTTCACAGTGACGTTTCCGACGGGGTCGGCAAGCAAACCCAGCCAAGTCACAACCGCCGTGTCGCCGCCGCGCAGCGAGTTCAACCACACTTGGCGCAGATCGCCGCCGTGCACTTTCTGGCCTTCATCGTAGATGACGGTAAGGCCAGCTTCGCGCAATGCACGCACCTGAGCGGAGACCGGATAGCGGCCACCAATCTTGCGCGCGATACCTCTGTGATCAGGCCCGAAAGATAACATTTGCAAAAAGTAAGACAGTTCTTGCGTTACGTCAAGAACAAGCGTACTTTGGTGTTCAATGAGGCGTGGCTTTTTTCTGAACGCTGCGCAGCAATTCACGCAGGAGACGCCCGATATGTCAGAGCCGACGCAGATCCAGCTTGAGAACGCGCTTGACGCCTACGAGGCGGTGCGCCGCTGCTGGGCCGTCGGCCGCTATGGCGCCGTGTGGCTGGTGCAGAGGAACATCGACTACAGCAAGCCCGGAGACATGGTTGCGGACGACACAGCAGCGATGCGCTTCGACAAAGAGGCGGATGCGCGCCACTGGCTCCACGTCCGCTGCATGAAAGCGGCGCTTGTTGTCGCCATGCATGGCAAAGCGCGCTTCCCGCGCATCGACCCGAAAGAGTGAAGGATACCCCCGGCCATGACGTTCGGAGAAGTCGAGACGTTGTTGCGCAAGCTTGTTGATCGACGCGATGCGGTCATTGACGCTCATATCGGGCACACCGTTGCTGTTAATCTGACTGGCGCGGAAATTGATCTGATCGTTATTGCGATCAACGAACTTCGCGATAGCGCGGACCCGGATTGGAATGCTGCTGATGCTGCAGGCGCGAACGGCACTTATTGAGGCTGTGGAGACATGAGCAAGGTGATTGGCTATCGTTCCGGCTCTTGCCGTAATGACGACTACGCACTGAGCCACACCTACGCGATGACGGCGGCAGGCAATCTCTGGCCGATGTGCGAGTACGGTTGGAACAGATCGAACGGGCACCGCTTCAGCATCTTACGCGGCAGCCCGGGGACCGAAGGCGACTGCAAGATTTGTCGCCGCAACGTAGAAGCAGGCAAGCGCCCCGTGATCCGCCCGAAGGGGCACAAGACGCGGTGGCTTTGAGAGTGAAGGAGACGCCGCGTCCGTTCACCCCCCGCGCGATCAGCGCGTGCATCGCGATCCCGCCCAAAGCCACACCGACCAGCAAAGCGAGAACGACAGCGAGATACATGGCGATCTCCGTCTGGGTTAGCCGCGCCTCCTGAATTTACTCACTCGGCGGTCGTACTCCCGCTGGATGCGGCGGGCCTTCTCCTCCTCGTCGAAGCCGTCAAGCCGCGTCGTGCGCAGCGCTTCGCCGAGCAGCAAATCCCACGTCAGATCGGGGTCGTCGACATCGCGCCAGCCGTGCCGGAGCTTGCTGGCGCTGGCGCTGCCGAGCAGCAGGCCGTCGAGCGCGTTCTTGAGCCGCTTGGCCGCGTCCTTGTCACGGACGTTGACCATGTGGCGGACGCTGACCTTGTGGATCGGGGAGGCCAAGTCGTCGATCTTGGCCGCGTTGCGGGGCTTGCTGGTCACCACGAACTTGACCGGCCAAGCCCCCTCGTTGTCGCCGAAGTGCCGGGGCACGCGCTGCGCGTAGGAGATCATGCACACGGCCGTGATCCCCAACTGTCGCTCGATGATCGCCTCTTGCGGCGACTGTCGGCGGCGGCGCCCGGAACTGTTCGGCTCATGCCGCATCCAGCCTCCGACCGTTGGCGGCGTTGGTGAGACGGTTCAACGTCGTGCGATAGGCGTCTTGCGCCTTCTCCGGCGTGCGCGGCATGCCCGGCATCTCTGAAATTTGCCGCCAGGAGAATGGCGGGCTAGCGCTGCGCAGGGCCACGATCTCGTAGGACCGGCCGGCGATCACCGACAGCCACTCGATCACCAGCGCCGCATCCGACAGGTCGCGGGCTGTCGGCTGGAACTTGTCGTGCCAATAGCTCGCCCGCTCGCGCAGGCCCATCTCGACCTCGACCTTGGCGACCATTTTCGCGATCCAGTCGGAGTTGGAACCGGGTCCGCGCGGGTCGGGCATGCGATCGGCGCGGCATGTGTTGAGCATCCGCATCACCCGGCCCTCGACCTCGTGCGGGGTTCGGGCGCCGGGTGGCGAATAGGTGATGGCGTTGGCGTCGAGCCACCAAGCCCGGCCCTCGACCGGGGGCGACGGCCGCACCGGCGGCTTCTCGTTGAGGGCGCGCGCGGCTTCGTGGAAGTGGGCCGGCATCGCCGGCGCCTTCGTGTTCTGCAGCCCCTTCGGGTTCATCGGGCGCCAGGCGTCGGGCGTCCGCCGCAGCCGCACCATGGCGCGACCGCGCATGATCATCCACACCGGCACCCGCAACTTGCGAGACAGGATGCGTCCGCCGCAGTAGGTCGCCTTGCCGATGCGGACGTAGAGCTCCAGGCCGAAGGGCGGTGGGTCGTCCGGGGTATGCCAGAGGGGCGCGAGCTCGGTCATGGCGTCACCGCCGCGACCAGGCCGACCAGGAGGGGCGGGAAGTCGCCGGCCTTGAAGTAGACGGCGACCACGACCAGAAGCCCCAGCCCGATCAGAGCCGGCAGAATTTCGCGCGTGAAGTAGGCCAGCCGCTTCGGGCACCTCATGACGTCGGCCTCCCGAGATGGGCATGCAGCGCCTCCTGCGGGGCACAGGCAGCGTTTTTGATCGGCTCCGACCGTCCCGTGTTCGAGTTCATGGCGTACACGTCCTCGCCGCGCTGCAACTGTCCGATCAGCAACTCGCAGGTTCGCTGCGTCGTCGTCTTGACCGCGATGTCGCCGGAGGCGAGCACCACGATCATCACCCATGCCACAACTGTCATGGCCGGTCCCTCCTCTGCCCAGAACTGTTCGACGCACGGCGTACGGTGTCCGAAACGGTTTCCGGCTACGGCTCCCCTTCCCCGGCCCACCGCATCAGGATCGCATGGTCGCCGTGATGCGTGGCCGCGAGCGTGTCGACGATCTCCCAGCCCTTCGCAAGAAAGGCTTCGATCTGGTCGTGAGGGACGTAGCGCAGCCAGGAGATGGTCATTCTGCGGCCTCTAGGCTGCTGAACAGATCGACCGTCTCCTCCCGCCTGATCGATTGCAGGTTTGCGATCGCTTGCCGGAAGTAAGACGCCTTGAGTTCGGCGCCGACGGCCTTGCGGCCCATCTGCACGGCGCAGTAGAGCTCGGAGCCAATGCCGGCGAAGGGCGAGAACACCACGTCGCCGGGGTTCGACCACAGATCGATGCAGCGGCGGATGACGGTGAGCTGCAGTGGCGAGATGTGCCGCTCGTCGTTCTCCTCGCGCGCCATCTTGTGCGAGAGCACGTCCGACTGGTTGATGTCCATCCAGACGGGTGAGGCGTAGCGTTGCCAGACCGCGACCGAGTACCACTCATCGCCGGGGACGTTGACGCTGCGGATTTTGCCAGTCTCGGTAGTGAGCGGACCCTTCACCGACGTTTCGTCGCCATAGTAAGCATCGAAGGCGCCTTCCACCGGCTCGGCGTTGTCGCCGGGCTTGCGCAGGACGACCACGTAGTCGGCGAGCCCCATGCGGCTCAGTGCGCTGTCCTTCTTGATCTGCTTGTGCAGGAGGCCGATCGCCTTGGTGCGCTGCATGGCCGTGACGGGGTCCTTGAAGATCACGACCTCGGAATGGAAGATCCAGCCGTGCGCCTGAAAGGCCCGGATCACCTCGCCGGGGAAGTCGCGCACGCCGATGTAGCCGTCGCGCGTTTTCGATGTCGGCAGCGGCATGCAATGCACCGCGCACAAGCGGCCGGGCTTGGTGATGCGATAAAGCTGCTCAATCAGGAACCCGAAGTGCTGCCAGAACGTCTCGGGGTCCGGGCAGTTCGACATATCGCGCGGGTGATCGCTGAAGGTGTAGAGGCTTTCGAACGGAGGCGAGAACACGGTGAGCCCCACGCTCTCATCCGGCAGCCCGCGCGCCACGTCCACGCAATCGCCGTTCGCGATCCACCAGTCTTGGCCTTCGGCCTTATCCAACACGCTCACATCCATGACGGCACTCCCATCTTCGTGTTCGGTTTGTAGTCTGTTGTTGCGAGACGCCCGCCACGCACGGCGCGCTTGCTCAGGTCTTTCATGTGCTCGGCCATCGCTTCGGCCATAGCTTCGTATTTGCGTTCTTTCGTCAGAATGTTCGCCACCACCGCGCCCTCGAGATCAGAGGCGATCAGGTAGGCTTTGACGGGTCGCGTTTGCCCGAAGCGCCACAACCGGCGCACCGCCTGAAACAACTCCTCGAACGAGTGGTTCATGCCCACAAAGATCGTGCGGGCGCAGTTCTGGTAGTTCATGCCGCGCGCTGCGATCTTTGGCTTTGAGACGAGGATGCGCGGGGTGCCCTTGGCGAAGCCCAGAAGGTTCGTCGTCTTGTGCTCGATGGTGTCGGAGCCTTCGACGTTGACTGCGCCGGGAATGGCCGCCGTGAGCGCTTCGGCCTCCGCGTTGAGGTGGCACCAGATCAGCCACGGCTCATTGGGTTCGCGCGCCACGAGTTCCGCCGCCGCCGCCACGCGCTCGGCGATCGTGTCCTTGCGGGCCTGCAACTGTTCGCGCAGGGTGGAAGCTTCCTCGAGAAACAGTTGCCCTTCGCGCGGCTTCCAATCGCCCTTAACGGTGATCTGTTGCATGTCGAGAGGCGGAAGATCGTAACCGGCCTCCTCATAACCGAGATCGCGCGGGTGGCGGATCATCACCGACCACGACGCCACCCAGCGCCAGAAGTCCTTCGCCGCGTGCCCCTTCAGGCGCCAGTCTTCCTCGGCGTCGGCGCGCAACGACCCCTCATGCACAAAGTACATGGCGAGCATTTCCTTGGCCGACATGACGCCCAGGAACTCCGCGTGCTGGCCGAGCTCCGTCCAGTCATTGGGCGCTGGCGTCGCCGAGCCGCAGAGCAGATACGGCGTGCCGCTGCATGCTTCCGTCAACTCCATGCGGGTCTTGCTGGCGTGGTCCTTGAGGATGCCGCTCTCGTCGCAGACGACACCCGCGAACTCCGACAGGTCGAACTTGTCGCGGCGATCGTAGTTCGTGATCACGATCTGCGTTTTCGCCGCGGCATGGTCCGGCGCATAGGCCACGTCCCCGATGCCGAACTTCTTGGCCTCCTGCACCGTCTGCTCGGCCACCGCGAGCGGTGTGAACACGAGCACCCGGCCTTGCGTATGGTTGACGACCTGGCTCGCCCAGGACAACTCAACGATGGTCTTTCCCAAACCTGTCCCAGCAAACACCGCCGCCTTGCCGCGCTTGCACGCCCACGTGGTGATGTCGCGCTGGAACGGCTTGATCGCCTTCGGAAACAGATTGCGATCCGGGGTGAAGCCCACGGGCGGCGCGACGGCCGATTTGTGGGCAATGAACTCCTCGTAGGTCACGCCGTCCCCCCTTGCTCGGTGAGCGCCGTGAGCTTTTCCTCGAGCGCTTCCACCTTCACCTCGAGTTCGTCGATCTCCTCCTCAAGCCGCGCGATCTCGCTCTCCGCGCTTTCGACAGCGCCAGCCAGTTCTTCGACTGTTGCTTTCGCCTCGTCGAGTTCGTCGATCACGTCGCGTTCGAAGTCCTCGAGCAGCTTCATGTCGAACAGTCGATCGAGGCGTTCCGTCGCCTCCTGAAACCGTTCGGCCTTGAGCAGGGTGCGGAGATTGCGCAGTTCGCCGACGACATCGTCGTTGTCGGCAAAGGGGATCGGCTTTGCCCGGCGCTTCAGGCTTTCAAGGGCGCCTTGCGCGGCTTCGCCGATGGCTTTGAGATGGGTGGCGGTCATGGGTCCGTTCTCCTCAGATCGTCGGCTTCGTCGGCATGATCACGTGGGTCACGTTCGCCTTCGCGGCGGCTTTGAACACCACGGGGCCCATGGCGCCGCTGCTGGGGTGGATGGCGAGATCGACCGTCTCCGGCCACTGCTTGAGCATTTCGGCGAGATAGTTGGTCACCAGCGACACCTCGAGGGCGTGGCCGTTGACCTCTGCCTCGACGCTCTCCAGGCCGCGTTCGCCACCGGCGACGCCGGCGACCAGATCGATGCCGTCGTCGGTGCGGACGAGTTTCACGGTGGGTGCCATCTTGTTCGGGTCGTTGCGACCGAGATAGACCGTCGCGACGCGCTCGATCGCCTCCGTCATCGCCGCCGGCCGGAACACCGCCGCCGCGCCGTTGATCTTCGGGATCACGCGGCGATAGTCGGGATATTCGCAGTCGACCAGCGCACTCGTAAGCCGGGCGCCGGGGATGCGAACCTCGATGTTGGCGCCAGTGGCCGCGATGGTGACGGCCTCCGCCTTCGCCGTCATGTCGAGGATCGCCTTCACGGTGGCGGCCGGGATCAGCACCGGCGGAAGGTCCGCCGCCCCCGGTGGCAGATCGATCTCGATCAGCGCCAGCCGATGACCGTCGGTCGCGGTCGCGGCGAGCTGGTTGCCATGCACGTGCAGATAGACGCCGCGCGAGTATTGCTTGGGATGCTCGTCCTGGGCCGGATAGGCGACCGTGCGCAACAGTTCGCGAACGGTTTGCCCCTCCATCGTGAACACCGCCGAACCGTCGCCGACCTTGCGGGGTGCGGGGAAGTCCCCAGCCGGAAGCGAGCGCAGCTTGTAGACCGACTTCCGGCACGTGAGCTCGGCCACCTCGTCGGCCAGCGCAATCGTGCAGTCGCCACCCTTGGGAAGCCGCCGCACGATACCGGAAAGGATTTCGCCGGGCAGCGCGGCTGATCCTGACTGAGACACCTGGGCCGGGAACGTCGCCTCGATCTCGCGGTCGAGGTTGTTGCCGCGCAGCGTTACCACGCCCTCGGCGGCGCTGACGCAGACGTGGCTGAGAATGGGGATGGTCGAAGGGCGGATCGCGCCCTTGACCAGATCGAGCGCCTCGGTGAAGGCGCGGTTTTCAGCGGTGAACTGCATTTAGCGGACCTCCGGCCCAAACGGAATTTCGTCGTCCATGCTGTAGTTCTTCGACGGTGCTGCGCCGTTGCCGTTGCTGGGCGGGCGCGCGAAGTCGCGGCGCGGCTCCTCCGGGTCCGGCGCGCGGTTGCCGCCGCTCGGCTTGTCGAGAAGCCGCAGCACGGCGCCGAAACCGTTCAACGTGATTTCCGTCTGCCAGCGGCGGTCGTCCTCCGGCGTCCCATCCTTGTGCCATTCTCTGATCGTGATCTGGCCGCGCACGAACAGGCGCGAACCCTTCTTCACGTACTGCTCGACGATGGGGACGAGATGCTCGTTCCACACCACGCATTTATGCCAAGTAGTGGCTTCCTTTTTTTCTCCCGTCGCTTTGTCCGTCCACTTCTCCGATGTGGCGAGAGAGAAGCTCGCAAACCGCTTGCCTGACTTGGTGGCCTTGATCTCGGGGTCCGCCCCCACATTCCCCATTAAATTCGCTTCGTTCATTCTGTGCCCCTTCCCCTATTCATTCCGCTAACGGATCAAATCACTTTCTGCATACGAAAACGCGTGCAACCGAGAAACGCCGTCAACCCATTTCGTCAGTTTCTATTCAATTTGCACACGCACGCAGGAACACGTCGTTCGTCTCCGGGTCGAACACGCGCGGCTCCGACACGAGGATCGGCGCGCCGGTCGCGGCGCAGATCAAAGGTTCATCGGCATAGTCGCAGTCGAGCTCATAGCCGCAGTCGTTGTAAATCCGCTCCGCCTCGTTTGCCGCCTCAGCCAACTCGTCGACCTCATCGGCGTCGGCGCCGGCATGGATTGCCACCACCAGCGCATCGACGGCCGCCATGTACTCGTAGAACAGGCGCAGCGCGTTCTGGCGCTCGGCGAGGTCATCGATCTCGATGGGAAAGGCCATGACGCGCGCGCTCATGGATCTATCTTTCGTTTCACGACCCGCGGCGGTGCGAATTTGCCCGCTGTCAGCACGACACGCGGACCACCGCTTGGTGTGCCGGGTTCGCGCTTGGCGTCGAACTGCAAGCGGCCTGCGCCATTTAAGGAAAGATGCTGGCCAGAACCCGTATGCGGCGAACGCAGACGGTCTGCCAGCGGGATGCACCATCCGCCGCCGTCCATGTCCTCGACGAGCCACACCGCCGAGCCCTCGTGTTCGTTGACGAGATAAGCGGGCATCTCCCTGCCCGTCGGGCTAATTGCCAGTAAAAGCACGCCGGCGCTGGGCGCCCCCGCCGCGATCACAACTAGGCGGCCGCTCGCGTGGGCGAGCTTGCGCGCAACACGCAATTCGCGCGTCGAAGGCGATGCAGGCTTGACCTCGAAATAGATGCGCCGGTGCGTCAACAGAAAGTCTGGGGCATAGAAGTCGCCATTGCCGAGGTCGTACCCTTCGGGCTCATACTCGAACGGCGTGCCGGTTTCATGCCAGAACCACGCCCATCGGGCTTCGGTGCGGGAGCGATAAAGGATGCCGTTGAGGCGTTGTGGAATGGCTTTCATCGTACTCACCCTTGCGATGCGCCACGCAGGCCGCTAGCGATCGTGGCCTCGATGTCTTTGAGGTGAAGCCCGGCGGAGAGGCCGGCCTGCGTCAGTCGCGACACGACGGCCGAGGTCGATAGTTTCCCCGCTTGAACTTGCTTTCCTGCCTGATAGGCGGCCCAATTGAGGATGTTGTTGCGCGAGCCCTTGCCCGCGCTGGCAACACTGCGGGCGAGCCCTTCCAGAGACTTTGCCGCGTCCGTCGTCGTTGCTACGCGCTCAAAGCGCACGGCCGGACGCTCGCGCGGCACCAGCATGTTGAACACCCACATCGGCAGGCGCGGCAGACGGATTTGCGGCTCGACCAGCCAGCGGTAGGTGCCGCCATGGCCCTGATCGCTCTTGGCAATGCGCGAGGGCGCGCCGACGATGTAGCCCCCATCTGCCTTGACATCGATGCCGGGCCCTAAACGGTCCTTGCTGGTCCGCACGCGCGCGTCATAGGCGAAGATGAGATGGCGGCCACCATTGCCCGTCTTGGCTTCCGGGCAGTGCGGGAATGCGAAACTGTTCGCGGCGAGGCGTGCAACTGTCCGATCGCCTCCATTGCGCGGATCGATGTCGATGACAAGGATGCCGGACGGTTCGCCAGTGGCGATGCCAACATTCGCGTTGGGAAACCGTTTCTCCCAATCGCCGATGATGGCGGCGTCGTCCGTCGCAGACTTGAAGCCGCCGCCGCCCTTGATCTGGGGCACCTTGGTCCCCGGTGCGAGCGGGAAGATTTTCCAGCCGAGGCCCACGTAGTAGGCTGAGGATTCGACGAACGGTCCTTGGGTACTCATTGGCGGAAACTCCGATTGCGCACCGCGTTCGCCTGCAGATCAACGAAAAACTCAAGCCCCGCAGTGGCGCCATTGCGCTGCTTGGCAATTTGCAGTTCGAGAATGTGCTTCACCTGCTCCAGCATCTGCTGTGCTTCCGCACGACCTTCCTGGGAGTCCTCAAGATGGCGCTCAATGGCGTAGGCGGGCCGGAACACCAGCATCACGTTATCGGCGTCCTGCTCAAGCGAGCCGGAGCCCCGCAAATCGCTCATCACGGGCCGCTTGTTGTCGCGCGTTTCGACTTGCCGGTTGAGCTGGTGAACGCCGACCACAGCCACGCCCAGCGACTTCGCCATGACGCACATGGCCTCGCTGACTTCGTCGAGTTCTTTAACGGCATTCCCTGCGTAGCGGTTCGACGCGCGCACCTTCAGAAGGTGATCCACCACGATCAAATCAAGCGATCGCCCCTGCGCCTTGAAGGTTTCAGCGTGCTTGCGCGCGATTGCGAAAATCTCCGCCGCAGTCAGCCCGTTCTTAGTTTCGGTAATCAGAGGCAGCGCCTGATATTTCTGGCTGGCCTCGGCAAGCCGGCTACGCTGCATCGAGTTGAGGGATTTCGGCTTCAGGTCGGCGTAGGCAATCGGCGGGTGGGTGTAGGCCAGATCGGTGATTGCGCGCATTGCGACCTGGCGCATCGTCATTTCCAGTGAGAAGAACAGCACCCCGTGGCCAGCCTTGGCCGTGCGCAAAAGGCTACTCAGGACGAACGTGCTCTTTCCCATCGAAGGCCGTCCCGCAAGATACGTAACCTCGCCGCGATGCCATCCCCCCGTCGCCTCATCGAGATCAATCAGGCCCGTCGTGATCTCAACGCGCGGGGCATCCGAGTCGAGATAGGCGAGAAGGTCGTCGGCTGCTTCGCGGAACGTGAACGATGTCTTTTGCGTCGAGATGGCGCTGGCGAGAAAATCATTGACCTGGCTTGCGACATCAACCGCCAAGGCCGTCGCCTGCTGGGTTTCGTCCTCCAGCGCATGCGAGACGCTGCGCAGATAGCCTGCCATGCGGCGGCGCTCGGCCAGTGCCCGCAAACGCTGGGCCACATCGACGATGTTGGGCGCGTTCGAACCCACCGACAAGCTGCGGACGATGTCGAGGCCGGTGCGGTCGTCATGCAGGCGGATGCCCAGCAGTTGCGCCTTCATCAGGGCCAGCGTGACCGGCAATCCGTCGGCGTGCAGACGGATGGCCATGCCGAAAGCGGCCGACAGCACCGGGTCGGCCAGGTCCTCCGGGTCCAGCGCGCCGACGCGGTCGAGATTGCCGTTGTCTGCGAAGATCAGCGCCACAAGCGCTCGCTCCAGCGGAATATCTGTGAGCGGGGCGAAGGCGTCGCTTTGATCGTCCTCCAGGGGGTAGCCGAGATCGTCACGCATCGGGCCTACCCTTCCGCATGGCGTCATAGCGCTCAGGCCCCACAGCGGCCCGCAGACGGCGTTGCGCATCGCTGAGGGTTTCCGTACCCGGAGCGTTCGTTTGCCCGCCAGTGAGCCCCCGTTCGGCCAGCCGCGCGAATTTCTTGGCCTCGGCCATGTAGTCGATATCCGCGCGCCATCCTCGGTCGTTGACGCCACGCATGAACGGATTGGCCTCCAGTGCGGCAAGCGCCGCCTCCCACCCTGCGGGGCCAAATTCCCTGAGCCGCGAACGGATCGCCTTCTCGCGAGCCCCGGTGATGGTCACAGCCTTGGGAAGTCCGATCCTGCCCGCCATCGCGTTGTAGGTTTGGAACGCCCAACGGACCCCCCCGTAAGGCACGGACCTATCGCCCTCAGTCGCGTCGCCAGGCGCATCGGTGACCGCGTTAGCGGGCGCCGCCCTTTCTTCTTTCTTTATTGGCTTAGGCTTAGGAAACGCGCGCGCCCGCGAGGGCTGTGGTCCTGTTGTGGTCACAGTTGTGGTGTCGCCACCATTGTTTTTATTGAGTTTTTCGAAAAGATCAGCATTTAGCTCCGGACAATCTTCGCCGGAGATCGCGCCGACTTCCGGCCGATCTTCGCCGGAAGTCCGGCCGATCTTCGCCCGATCTTCGGCCGAAGTCCCCTGGTTCTCATCTGCAACACGACCTTGCCGGTAGGCCGCTTCGCGCTCCAAAGCCGCCGCCCGGCGACGCTGGTGCTCGACCATCGCGGCCTCAATCTCGCGCATGGTGCGAGGGTGGAAAATCGTCCCGCGGTCGGCGTCTTGGACTTGCTTCAGGTGGATCTTGCCGAGGCCGATCAGCTGGCGGAGGATGCGCCGATAGGTCCGCACATCGATGCCGCACATGCGCGCGTTGGTGGCGTCGTCATGGGCGAGGCCAGCGCCCTTGTCGTACATCAGCATGTTGAGGCGCAGGAACAGCGCTTCCTGCTCCAGGGTCAGGCCGCGCATCGACGCCTGCCAGTCGTTGATGTGGATGCGCATGTAGCGAATGCGGAAGACGTCGGAACCGTCGTCGAGTGCAGGACCGCCGTTGTGCGTCGAGGGGAGCCTATTCAACATGGGCGCCCTCCTCGATACGCGCGATGGCCGACAAACGCTCGTAACAGGCGCCCTGGAGGGAACCGTCGATGTCGGAGGGGCAGACTGTCGGGATGGCGCGCGCAGCCTGCACGTCGGCCATGAAACGGTTCATGGCGTGTTGGTGGGTGTGGAGGTCGAACGCAGCCATGACCTCCTTCATGCCGTCGATGTCGAACAGGATGGTCATTGCACGCACTCCGCGATCTGCTGCGCAGAGACGTAGCCAAGGCCCATCAGGACGCAGAGCGAGTAGTGGGCGCGCGCCGGGCAGAGCCCCTGAAAATAGGGCACGCGCTGATGCACGTTCGACAGCACGCGCATGTCGTGGCACGTGATCGTCTTGTCAATCGCAGCGCACAGGAATTCGCGATACTCAAGTTCAGCCTTTGCGAGAGCAAAGTGCATGATCATCGAGACCTGCGCACTCGTGCCCTGCTGTGGGGAAGCTGTGGAGTTCTTGACGTTAGGCCTGGGTTTCTGGTACATGACGATTGTTTCCTTATGGTCGCTGATGAGGCGTCCTTGCTGATGTGGATGGGGCGTGAATTGCCCCGCTTCGATCTCCCTTCGGGCGGCCACCCTTCGGAAGATCACTTGCAAGTCCCTAAGAGCTTCTCGAGCCCCGCCCTAATCCGGCGGGGTTTCGCTTTTCAGCGATCAGGCAGCGTTGGCAGCAGACAGTTTCCGCATCGGCGCCGTCACCAGTTCGGGCTTGCGGAGCGCAAGGCCGATGTAGACGAAACCGTTCTCGCGACGCTTCTGCACGCCCGCTTCCTTCATGCGCAGGCCGAAGGCCGTCTGCGACATGACCGACCCGCGATGCTTGACGTGCTGGCACCAGCGCACGAACGCGCCATAGGCGTCGGTCGCCGCCATCTGCACATCTTCGGCAGCCGGGTTGTGAACCATGCACAGCGACAGCCACTCGCCGACGAGCTTGGCTTCCAGCGCCTGCTTTTCCTCGATGCTGACATCGACGGTGCGGACGGGCTGCGGCAGGGCGGGCGTCTCCGGTGCCGGCGTCTCGACGGGCGCTGCCACCTTCTCCCCGCGACTGCCGCGCGGCCAATAGGCAAAGCCCAGCGTCGGGAACAGCCACTCGAACAGCTTGCAGATCAGCGACAGGATGGCGCTGTCCCACAAGCGGAACTGTTCAAGGCCGACCCCGAGGGTTTGCTTTGCGAGGGCCGCCTTCGGATCGGGGAGCACGTCTTTCGATGTCGGCACGATGACGGGCTCCGGGGCCGACAGAAGTTCCCTCGACCCTTGAAGCAAGAACGCTTGCGCATCCTTCTTGTCCTGGCGCGTGCGGGCTTCCTTCGCGGCCTGGGTGTAGGTGCGCAGCAGGATCGCCTGCTGATCGGCGCGCGCCTTCTCCTGGGCGTGGGCCTTCTGATCGGCGATGTCGCGGGCCTGCTGATCGATCGCTTGCGCGACGAGCACCTTGCCGACCGTCTGGCCGTAGTTGAACGCCGTCGAGTTCGACAGCGAATAGCTCATCGGCAGGAGCGCGGTGAAAAACAGGATGCCGGCGATGACCCGGTTGCCGACGCCCCCCATGCGCCAAATCCATCCGGCCATCGAGGTCAGAACGAACGTCGCAACCGAGATCGTCACCATCTGGCCGGGGCCGATGATGCGGCCGACGTCGTCGACGGTCTGGCTCAGCGCGAAGTTGTAGTTGATCATGGCCTCCCACACGTAAGCGGAGAGGCCAGCCGCGACGGCCAGGACGCACAAGAGGTGCCCCCAGGTCACGCGCGGAAGCCGGAACTTCCCTTTCATTGCATTCCCCATGTGTAGTTACGCAGGCACGCAGTTACGCAGGCACGCGATTGTTCACCGGGACGTAGACGTCCGGCGGCGTTTTCTTGCGCTCACGCACCACGGCAGGGCCTGCCGAGAGCGCCATGTGCGCGTCGCAATACGGGATTTGATCGGTCGCGGGCTTCTCGTGCCCGCAAAAAGTGAAGGGGCCTGAGCCATACGGCCACTTGCAGTGGCACTTCTCAAGCTCGACGAGGCGCATGTGCTTCGGCGCCGTGACGGGGTCGGCCTTGGCCACGAACGGATGCGGCGGCGCGGTCGGCGCCTTCTGCGAACCGAAGCCAGGCAGACGGAAACCGTTTCCCGACTGTTTCTTGGGGTTTTTCCGCTCGGAAACTGTTCGGCGCATGCGCGCGTGGCGGACGTTGCGGTCCTTCGACCCCGTGGACTGCACGAGGCCGAGGCGCTTGGCCTTGGCGATCGCTGCGTTGCGGGTGACGCCGCGCCCGATGCGGGATGCAGCCGTGGAGTAGGGCACACCATCGATCTCGACGGCGCGCCGCAGGATTTCGATCATCTCCGGGGTCCACGGATCAGCCACGGCGGCCTCCACGAAAAGCGCGCCCACCGGAGGCGTGAACCTCCAGCGGGCGCGAGTTCTCTAGGGAGGGAACGCCCCCGTCAGAAGGCGTTTTGTCTGCGCATGGACTGCGAGACCACGGATCGGACGTGAGCACGGCCGAAATGGGAATGAGGGTGTCGGCACGCTGTGCGCGCAGACGTGCGGCCAGATATGAGCGTGCGTCGAACACGGGTGTGTTCTCCGTTGACGGAGGATGATCCGGGGACGCAACGCTACGGTGACGAAATCAGGCGCAACGCGCCTCACGAGGGCGACGCTTACGCGCACCAACTGGGGACCCTGACTTCTCGCTTCTCTGTGCGCGGATAAAACCGAGAATGGACATGGCAGTCTCAAGCGTGACAGTGCTGCCACTGCGCAAACGCGTGACGAGCTTGCCGTCGTTGGCCGTCTTGTGGCCGAACGTGCTAGGGCTCATCCCCGTCGCGCGGAGGAAATCTTCGATCTCAGAGAGCAGTGCGTTCGTGTGATCCATGGCCGGCCAATATATGGGGCAATTTCCCCCTAGGCAAGGGGCAATTGACCGAGCCGTTGCATATGGCCATGTTTGGGCTACGCAGTCAGGATGACCTGGCGCGACAGATTGAAAGCCGTAATGATGGAGGCGGGCTTCAGCATGAAGCGGCTGTCGCAACGAGCTGGGCTGGGGGAAAGCTATGTGCGCGATATCTTGAACCGAGACCGCGAACCAAGCGTTGAGAACCTGCAAAAAATTGCCGATCTGCTCAACGTCTCAGTCGCTTGGATCGTGAACGGTGAAGATGCAGTGATGCACGTGAAAATCCCGGTCGTGGGATATGCATCCGCCGGAGAAGGGTGGACGCCCTTCGACGAAAGCAACGTTGGCGAGACGATCGCGTTCGAGCTTAACGGCCCAGACTATATCGGCATTCAAGTTCGCGGGGACTCGATGTCGCCCGTGTTCCGCGACGGGGACCATCTGCTTTGCCGCCGCACTACGTCGCCTAATGTCGATAACTTCATTGGCCTGGAATGTGTCCTGCGCACCACAGCAGGAGATAATTACGTGAAAATCCTTGCCCGCGGAAGCAGGCCCGGTCGCTTCAATTTGCGGTCCTACAACCCGCTGTTTCGGGACATCGAAGATGTCAAAATCGAATGGATCGCACCCATTCTATGGGTGAAGCGGCGAGGCATTTAAGTGCCTGCTATGGCTGATAGAATGGCCGTGGCCGCTCGACTTCGCCGCACTCGGACTGCAACAGGGCTCTCGCAATCGCAATTTGCGGATGCCGCAGGCATTGCGCGCAACACCTATAATCAGCACGAAAGCGGCGAGCGCCTCCCGAGCTTGGAAGAGGCTTTGAAGCTATGTTCTGTCTACGGCCTTACGCTCGACTGGATTTACAGGGGCATTTTGGCCGGGGTTCGCTTCGATCTGGCCACCAATATCGGCAAGCACTGAACTAAGGTTACCCACAACCCAATGCACCTGGGGCAATTGCCCCATTTTGGTGTTGACATGGGGCAATTTCCCCCGCATATTTGTTCTCATCAGACACGGTGCAAGCGTCCAAATCGGACCCGCACGATGCAGATGGGCGACCTCTCATGGATCACGAACACGCAATCTCTGGTGCAGGGCTGGATGGCCGCCCAGCAGGGGCAACCCTTGGACCTGACCATGCTGCCGGAATGGCAGTCGGGCTGGCAGGCGTGGCACGAAAGCCGATCCTGCAAAGCTGCATGCTCGGTTCCGCTCCCGTCGTTCACCCCGACATCGAAAACAGCGTCGCCGTCGCCGTCGCCCGCATCAATGCGCTGCACGAGCGCATCGGAGAGTTCCTCTCCAACGGCGACCCGCAAGACTACGACGCGCTCGCCCGCATCGCTCACCACCTCGACGAAGCCGTGGCTTTCACGGGCTTCCTGATCCCCGAAGACGACTGACACCCGGCAAACCGACCCCTTCCTCGACGCTTCATTCTGGGCAGCGGGGGCGTGAGGAAGGAGAGGGCGGCACCGCGAGAGGGCTTCAAACGGTGCCGCCCCACCCCAATCATCCGTATGCGGAGAAAGTGCGCGTGAAACAGCAGAACCCCCAATGCACGACCTCCACGACCACGGCCTGCGCCCCGCCGCGCGAGCCGCCTTCCTAGCCACGGCCGCAAGCCTGACTGCTCTCGGCCTCGCAGCAACCCTTTTTTTTCTGGTGCGGATATGACCCAAGCAACTGTTTCGAACCGTCTCTCGCCCGCCTATCGCCACTGGCAGCGCAATCTTTCCCTCAAGCAGCAGGGCAAGAACCTCGAACAAATCCACGACGGCGACCCGCGCTGCGGCTTCTATCGCGCCAAGCGGCGCGGCGAGTGGGTGGCGGCGTTCATCCGGCATGATGCCAGCGGCCAGTTGATCTGCCGCATCGGCGACGAGATGGCTGATCCTGTTCTCGTATGGGCGGACGTAGCGTCTGAGCCTATTGAGCAGGCAGCCTGTGAGACATGGTTCGCGACGGGCCGCTGGCCAGGGGTTGAGGCCAAGCCCGCGCAGCAGGAGACGGGAGAGGTGTCGGCTGAGGCCACACCAGTCGGCGCGCAAGCCTCTCCCGTCTCGACCGCTGCGCCAGCCCCCATGGGCCACAACGCGCCGCCTGCCGATGTCGTCAGCGAAATGGCTGAGGCACTCGACGGCCTGCGCGCATGGATCAGGCGCGTCGGCAACAAGCTCGCCGACGAGGAGCAAGTGCAGATCGCGACCAACAAGGTCGGCACCATCCGCGACCTCGTGTCGAAGGCGAAGAAGGCGCACACGGTCGAGAAGGCCCCGCATTGGGAAGCCTGCAAGGCGGTCGACGCCAAGTACAACCCCTCGATCAAGAAGTGCGACGAGGCGGGCGAGTATCTGCGCCGCATGATCGCCGACTTCAAGGCGCGCGAACTCGCCGCCGCTGAAGCGGAGCGCCGCAAGATCGAGGAGGCGCACGCGAAGAAGGTCGCGGCCGCTGAGAAGAAGGGCAAGGCCCCGCCGCCGCCGCCCGCAATCGCCACGCCCGAACCGCAAACCAAAATCCACTCGGACACGGGCCGCGCGCTCTCTTTCCGGCAAGAGGCGGTGCTGGAGATCGACGACATCGGCGCACTGTTCGACCGCTATCAGAACTATCCCGAGGTCGCCGAACTGTTCCTGAAACTCGCCCGCCGCGATTGGAAGGAAAACGGCACCGCCCCGGTCGGCACCAAGATCGTCCAAGTCGCAAAGGTCGCGTGAGCCATGACCACCCACACCTACATGCCGCCGAAAGCTTCGTTCATCGCCGCCATCGTCTGGCGCAGCGAGGGCATGGAGCGCACCGGCATCCTCACCGTCCGCATGCACAACGGCAAGTCCTACCGCTACCGGGACGTGCCCTTGCCCGTCTATCAGGACTTCGCCGCATCTGAGAGCGCCGGGAAATTCTTCGGCGCGCAGATCAAGGGCCAGTTCGAAACCATCGAGGAGGAAGCGGCCAATGGCTAAGCCCCGCGCTCGCGCATCCGAAGCCGCAACCGCCGAAGCCAAGCGTTCCGAGGTCGTAACGCTCCCGACCCAGCAACAGCCCGAAAGGCGCGGACTTCTCGATCGCATGGCCGAGAAGTATGGCCTCGACCCCAAGACCTTTGAGCGAACGGTTTTCGCGACCGCGATGCCCGCCAATTCCTCGCGCGAGGAGTTCATCGCCTGCCTGATGATCGCGCACGAGCACGGCCTCAACCCGCTCGTGAAGGAGATATATTTCATGCGGACGCGGTCGGGGCAAATTCAGCCCATCGTCGGCGTCGATGGCTGGATTTCAAAGGCGCACCGTCATCCTCATTTCAAGGGCTTCACATTCAACGACCTTCGCGACGACAAGGGGAACTTGACCGCCGTCGAATGCACCCTGCACCGCTCCGACATGGCCGTGCCTGTCACCGTGACCGAGTACATGGTCGAGTGTCGCGGCGACAGCCCCGCATGGAAGAAAACACCCGCACGCATGCTGCGCCATCGCGCCCTGACGCAGGCAGTTCGCTACGGCGTCGGCTTCGCAGGCGTCATGGACAGCGACGAGTTTTATCAATGGCAGACGCGTGATCGCGAGCCTCACGACATCACCCCGCGCCGCGCCGCGCCACTTCCCGGCCCAGCCCCCGAACAGTTGCCGAACGATACGAGCGACGACGCGCCCGTCGAGAACGGTTTCGATGTCGATGGCTTGCTCGACCGCCTCAAGACCGCGCTCGACAAGTGCGCCTCGTCCAACGATCTCGTCGCCGCGTGGCGTCCGTTCGATGCCGAGATCGAAGGGCCGATGCCGCTCGACCAGAGGCCGCGCGCCTATGCCCTCTATGACGAAGCGGAAGCCCGCGTCGAGGGCGGCGCATGAAGAAGTTGTCGCTGCGTGACCGCCAAGCCTTGCTGGCCCTGCACGAGTTCCAGCGTCAGGGCATCGCACCCAGCGTGCGCGAGTTGATGCAGGCGTGGGGCGTCGTTGGCATGCAGTCCTATTACCAGTGCGTCAAGCGACTAGAGGAAGCCGGATATGTGCGGCGCGGATCGCGCCACGAGCGGCGGCAGTTGGAAATCGTGCGACTGCCGCCGAGCTTCGACACATGCCCGCACTGCGGATCAGGAGGACCCACGGATGAGGACGCAGAAGAAGTCAGAGCCCGAGTACGTGAAATTAAAGCAGGCGCACTTCAAGCCGCTGGTGCGCGCGCTGGACACGAACGGCCATGAGGAGCGCGATGGCGGCTACCGCTACAAAGCGGGCTGGAGCGACGAGAAGGTCGCCGAAGTGCTCGCCCGCATCCACGAGGTCCCCGTTCACCTTGTCACGCAGTTCCGTCGCGAGAACTACGGGCTCTTGCCCGACGAGCGGCCGCGCATGCCGATGGCCGATCTCTTGTTCCCGACGCCAGAAGATCGCCTCGCCACCATCGAGGCCCAGGTCAACGCGCTGACGCACGTTATTCGCGCCATGCGCGGCCAGACATCACGCGCACAGTCCTGAAAGGAGTAGTCGATGACCCGTAAAGTGTCCCCCGAACGCAAAGCCAACCTCGAACGCGCCGTGCGCCTCGTGATCCATCACGGCGCCTCCTATCAGAGCGTGGCCGAGCGCTGCAATCTGCCGATCGGAACGGTGGCGCACGAAGTGTGGAAGTGGCGGCGGGAGTCGGGGTTCGTCAGGCAGTATCGCCATGTGCAGATTGAGAAGCGGGGCTAGGCCATGCACGCCCAGCCCGCATCCTCCCGCGATGGCCGCTGCCCGACGTGCGGCAACGCCGACCCGTTCGATGCGTCCCCGGAACACCGGGGGCTGGTGATGGCCGTGATCAAAATGGCGTTCTCCAATTGGCCGGAAAGCCACGCTTTCCAACCGACCTCGCCTGAGCATCTCAGGGGGTGGCTCTGCATCGAGGTCGGCCACAAGTTGAGCGTCGACATCGACGGCGCCAAGAACATCACCGTGCGGACGGTGGCGTCCGTGCGCAGCCTGTTGCTGGAGATGGGGAGTTCCGAGGCCGCGCTGATCGCGATGCGTATGTATGAGACGAAAACCGGCATCCGCGTCGTCGTGCCGAAGTCGATGTCGAGCAAGGGGCCGAAGCGCATCGGCAAGCGCGAGTTCGAGGACCTCAGCCGAAAGATTTTCGAGATCGTCGAGACGGTGACAGGGGTGGAGATCGAAAAGTGGAAGGGGGAACAGAACAAATGGCACGCAGCTTGACGGAGGCAGTGATTGAGAACGCGCTCGATGACGGGCGCGCTGCGCTCAATCGCATCTGGAAGAACGCAGAGGCCGCCGATCTTCTGGCGGACGACTGCATCGCGCTTGCGCAGGGGCTGGTCAGTCTGTCGCTCGGCATCGCCGCCGAGCGCTTCACCAGCAACGAGGTGCATCGCATCCACGTCATCAAGGGGCTGCTGGCGCTGGTGATGAAGGACCTCGACAAGCGCATCGAGGACACGCACGCCGCGCAGGGCGAAATGAAGGGCCCGCTATGCTCATTCTGATCGACGGCTCGAGCTACATGCACCGGGCCTTTCACATTCACAAACACCTGTCGCGCGCCAGCGACGGCCAGCCGGTCGGGGCCGTGTTCGGGTTCACCAAACTCGTCTGGGACCTCCGCCACCGCCACGATCACACGCACATCGCAGTCGTGTTCGACGGCAAGGGCGGATCACATAAACGGTTCGCGCTGCACAGCGCCTACAAGGGCAACCGTCAGGAGCGCGACGCCGCCTTCACCTCGCAGCATGGGCTGGTGCGCAAGGCCGCCGGCGCTCTGGCGCTGCCGTGCGTCGAGCCGCCCGGTCACGAGGCCGACGACGTCATCGCCACGATCGCGCGCAAGGGCAACGAAGCCGGCCTCGACGTCACGATCTTCACCAACGACAAAGACTTCATGCAGCTGCTCCGCCCTGGCCTGTCGATCTTCGACTGGCTGAAGGGGCGCTATCTCACCGAGGACGACTGCCTCGCCAAGTTCGGCGTGGCGCCGCGCCTGGTGCCGCACGTGCAAGCCTTATGGGGCGACGCGATCGATAACATTCCCGGCGTCCCCGGCGTCGGCACCGTCAACGGCCGCAAGCTCATCAACCGCTGGGGTGGCCTGGAGGAGGCGCTGGCGGGGCTCGCGGCCAGCGAGTCGTGCGGCTGCACCCCGCAAATCCGCGCCGCCATCCTCGCCAACGCAGAGGCCGCCCGCCTCTCGCTGCAACTCGCCACGCTCTACGACAACGCCGACGACGACGTGCCGGAGATCGAGGCGCTGCGGGCGAGCCCGCTCGACGTCGAGGCGCTGCAGGCGTTCCTCGAGGAAATGGAGTTCGTGTCGCTGAAACGTCGCTGGTTTGGGGAGCAAGCCGCATGAGGTGCAACCGTCAGGGCTGCGAAGCCGCCGCCACCCATCACCTGCACTTTCTGGCCTGGGGGCAGGGCGTCCGCAAGGTCAAGGCGACCGCCGTCATGGGCGTGCTGCGCCTGCCGCTTTGCTACCACCACGCCTCGATGGCCGAAGCCGACGAGGGGCTTTTCAGCGCCGAGACATGGGACATAGTCGTCAAGGAAGTGCGCAAGCGCGGCCAGGATACGCCGAAAATCGAGGACGTGCAGATCGTGCCGGTGGAGGGACTGCCGGGGGCGAGGCCGGATGAAGCAGAGGGGACATTGCAGTGACACTCAGGGTTATCGACGTTGAAACAACCGGCCGCGACCCGGTCAAAGACCACATCATCGAGATCGCATCTGTTGATCTCACCCGTGAAGGCGACATCACGCGTCCGCGCGAAATGTTCTGCGCTTTGCCGGAAGGCGCCACGATCCCACCGGAAGTTTCAGCGGTGCATCACATCATTGCCGCTGACTTGGTTGACGCAAAGCCGCTGCACCACGTGCTGGCGCACTTCGAAGGCGCTGATGTCTACGTGGCCCATAACGCAGAGTTCGAATCCGCTTTCCTACCCGCCGAACAGTTCCCGAAATTCATCTGCACCTACAAAGCCGCCTTGCGGTTCTGGCCGGACGCGCCAAGCCACTCGCTTTCCGTGCTTCGCTACTGGCGCGGGCATGTGCGCCCGTTCAACAAGCCGCGCGGCGAGATCAGCCCGCACCGCGCGCTGTCCGACGTGATCGTGACGGCGGCGATCTTCCACGACCTCGTCCGGTCGGGGTGTTCGTTCAAGGACATGGAGGCCTGGACGCTCGACCCGGCGCTGCACAAGTGGTGCCGCTGGGGCAAGTACAGGGGCAAAACCTTCCGCGAGATCGCGCAGATCGATGCCCGCTATCTCGAGTGGGTGATCGAAAAGTCGGAGATGGGGCCCGACGCCCGTTTCTCCGCCCAGCACGCGCTCGACTCGCACCGTCAGGGGGTCGCAGCATGAAACCCTTCGGTGTGGATTTTCATGAGAAAGACCCGCGGCCCTACCGGGAACGGCGTCAGGACATGCTTCGGGACGTGCATGCCAACATGGACACGTTCGAAGCCGAGAAGCAGGAGCGGCGCATCCTGCGCATGCTCAAGCGCGGAGTGACGATGGCGCAGTTCTCCGAGATCGCCATCTCGATCCAGCGCGTGCGCGACATCGCGCACAAGCACGGCCACGACCTGCGTCAGAACGTCGAAAGGCCGTGGTGTACGCCGGTCCACAAGATGAAGCCGCTGCACCAGCTCAAGAGGGGGCGGCGGTGAAACGCCAGGACCCTCGCCTGATCGAAGTCGTCGCCTCCCTGATCGTCGAGTTCGTGACGGTCGAGGATGCGGCCACCGGCGAGCGCGTGCCGCTTGTGACGCGGGACGAGGCGAAGCAGATGACGGCCGAGCAGATTTACAGTCTCACGCAGCGCGACCACTACCCGGTGCGCGTCGAGACGGCGATCCCGCTCGGCTGGACGCCCCGGCAGTACAACCACCCGACCAACATCAGCGTGAAGCCGATCATCACGCACCGCGTCAAGACGGCGAAAAAGGACATTCCCGAGATCGCCAAGGGCGACCGCATCACGGCCGAGCAGGCCGAGCATCGGCGCCGCATGCTGGCGAAGTCGGGCGCAGAGGCGCCGCCACCACCGAAGAAGTTCAAACGCGCCTGGGCCAAGCGGTCGTTCGCGCAACAGCGAGGAGAGAGACGATGAACCAGATCGTGCCATCGGCGGACGTCATGCAGCAGGCGCGGGAGCACATCCCGGAGATCAAGCCCCTGCACTTCATCCAATGTCTCGATATGACCGGCACGCTTGTCTGGATTAACCCCGACGCCATCGTCGCCATCGAGTTTACGAAAATCAATCGCGACGGCACTGAGGTCTGGGTCGCTTGGGTGGTCACAACTTCGCGCCAATACCAATTCCGCATCGAAGCCTTTCAAGAGGCGACGAAACAGTTCTTTCCGAGTGCCTGAGTAGAAACCGAGAGGGAAACGATGGACGACAATCGCAACTGGCAGAAAGACTTCACCGATGCGCCGAAGGACCAAGAGCCGATCAACGCGCTCGTGGCCACGGGTAACCCCGACGAGCCGCTAGTCTACGCGATCGCGAGTTGGACCGGCGAGAAGTGGATCGGCGACTGGCAAGAGGACTACCCTGACGCCCAGCCGGTCGCGTGGTGCTACCTCCCCGACATCGATGACGACATCGCCGAAGAGTATGGGCTCGGCGCAGCCGACGACGAGGCCGCGGCCTGACGCGCGCGCCCGGCCGCGTTTCGCTGCCGGCCGGGCGCTCTCACCCTGAAGGGGGAAGCCATGAAAATCGAGATCACATCGCTCACGCCGCAGAGTTTCGACTTGGCCGTCGGCACGCTGCAGGGCGCCCTCGTCGCGGAGCGGCGCGGCTGGGCACTGGCCATCGACGGCCACCGCCAGTGGGTCGCGCCGGCGCGCTACGACTGGCAGGAAGCGCTCGCGCGGGCCCTGCGCTGGATGGAGAAGGACCCGCGCAATGGCTGACACCGCGACGGCGTTAGAACCTCTTGGCTTCACCGAAGACGAGGTCGCGCGCCTTCTCAACTGCAAGCCGATGCAGGTCCGCCGTCTCGGTCTTGACCATTACTACCTGAGCCCGCATCGCAGGCGCGGCAAGCGCTATACACTCGATGGTGTAAAGCGTTTTCTGAGGAGGCAGCATTGTCCGTTTACAAACGACCCGGAAGTCCGCACTTCCACTACGAATTTGAAATCGACCATCGACGCTTTAGAGGCTCTACGCACCGTGCATCCAAGGCGGAAGCGCGAGCGATCGAGCGTCAAAAGCGGGAAGAAGCCCGACAACAACTCGCACTGGAGCGACTGGACCCCGGACGATCCACAGTAGGCGACGTGTTCGCCCGCTACTGGAAAAACTACGGGCACAAGCTCAAGGACACCGGCGTCAAGGCGCACATGATCGAGATGGAGAAGCACTTCACGCCCGAGGCCATGTTCTGCGATATCCGAACGTCGGACGTAACGCAGATGCTTGAAGCCTATGCCGCCAAAACCGTTCGATACAATCGTGGCGGCTCGACCAGAGAAGGTCGCCCCTCCGATACGAGCGTCAACCGCAGGCTCGCCGTCTTCCGCCGCATCCACAATGTCGCCACCGACCTCTGGGACTTGCCGACCCAGCGTATCAAGTTCAAAGCGCTTATCCGCGACGAGCCCGATGTTCGTGTCCGCCACATCACACTCGACGAGGCCAAGCGCGTCCTGCGTCATCTGCCGCCGCACATCAACTTGATGGTGGCGTGGTCGCTGACGACGGGATGCCGTCTCGACGAAACCGAAACGCTGCGATGGGATCGCGTCAACTTCGACACCATGCAGGCCGAAGTGTTCAAAAAGGGCGGCGGCACGCGCTTCGTGCCGATGGACGCCAACGCGATCGCCATTCTGCAACTGGCCGACCCGAACGGCGTCGAAGTGTTCGACTGCACCAACCGGCGCAAACATTGGGAAAAGGCGCTTCGCCTCGCCAGCATCACCGACTTCCGCTGGCATGATATGCGGCACACATTCGCGACGTGGCTCGGCCACAAGGGCGCGGGCATCCATGTCATCCAGCAAGCGCTCGGCCATTCGAAGATCGAAACCACGATGCGCTACTTGCATGTGATACGCGGGGACGTGGCCGCTGCCGTGAACCGGCTACCAGCGCTGATCGAGGGGAAGGTCGTGCCGATGAAGCGAAACGACGGCGAAGCCGAGCCCCCACAAAAACCCCCACAGAGGGGCGAAGGCGCGGCGTAACTTATTGATTTATTAAACGGTGTCGGAGACGGAACACAGGTTCCACAATCTGGTGCTCTAACCAACTGAGCTAAGGCGGCTGACCCCGTTTTACTCAGGGAAAACGGGGGTCTGATACATGGTCCTAGCCTCAAAAGCAACCGAAACCGCCTGCCCAGAAACGCGCGGAACACGACGAGAACCGCCGCAGTCGGTCCCCACAAAAACCCCCACACCACCGGGCACACGCGAAGATTGGCGCTTCGGACACTGGCGTCCAGAGATTGCACGGTTCGTGCGCCATCGCGGAGAGGTGACGGTACATCTCGTCGCCGACCGCTTCCGCATCAAGACGACGACCGCCCAGGACCGCCTCGACCGCATGACGCGCGAGGGCGCGCTGGAGCGGGTGAGCCGGGGCGTCTACCGGGTGAAGGAGGCCGGGCCATGCTGAGCCGTCTGTGCATCGTCGGCGCCGTCCTGGCGCTTCTGAGCGCTGCCTGGACACAACAGGTCGGGGTCCTACTGGTGGCCGCCCTGTTCACCGTGCTTGCCTACATCAACCGGGAGATGGAGCGAGCTCGTCGCGACCAGGCCGAGGCCGCTGCCGAGATCGCGCGGCTGCACGGCGTGCCACCCTACCGGGCGGGGGACGAGACATGAGCACGAAGTGGAGGGTGCCGGACTACGTGCTCGAGGAGCTTGAGGGGGTCGAAGCGTGGGAAGTTGAGATGCGCAAGCGGCATATGCTGCTGTTCGTCGGCGGCGAGCGCATCGCCATCCTGCCGCAGGGGTCGAAGGGCCGGTCGAAGCGTCAGGGCGATGCTCGGGCGATGCTCAATATCAGGGCCCAGATACGGCGCCGGCTGCGGGAGCTTGGCGCATGACCGGCTATGGCATCTGGGCCGTGCTCGCAGCTGCAGCCGCCCTATCGGCGGCGCTGGCGTTCGCGGTGACGCCGACGGGGTGTGACGGTCGGCGCGAGCGGATCGAGATCGGCGCGGTGGTGATGGGAGAGCGGTGCCGCTGAGGGCGGGCGCCCCGGCAGCTTAGGCGGGGGGAGTGCGCAAGCTGCCGGGGTTGCGCCGATGCCGGAGGGACGAGGGAACGAAACCGTCCGGCGTGCTGCTATAACGAGGAGAGGGAAGGGAGGTTCCGATGACGAGAACGATCGGCAAGAAAGAGGCGGCGGTACGCGCCACGCTGGCAACGCGCCCGTGCGCCGTGCTCTACGCGCTCAAGCACCAGGGCGCGAAGTCGTGCTTTGCAGGGTTCTTCAACGGCGCGCTGCGCCGGGGGAGAATCTACGGCGACGGCGGCCTGTTCATCGGCAAGGCCGAGTGCGAATGGGACTGGCAGGAGACATGGGCTGAGCTTCGCGATCTCGGCCTGATCAACTACACGCTGATCACGAAGCCCGCGCCGGGGGCCGTCTCGGGCAAGATGACGGAGGTCACGCTGGAGATCACCGAAAAGGGCCGTCGCGTTCGCGAGGACGACATGGCCTACTTCCGCGCCTTGATGGACGCAATGCACGAGGACGAGGCATGACCGACACGACCGACATCACCGAGAAGCGGCTCACGTATCTGCTCAACGAGAGCGGGGAAAACGGCCCTTACCTCGCCGATCTTTTGCGCTGGCTTGAGGAAGCGCGGCGCATGCAAGTCTACGGCGCCTACCCGCCCGAGACGCGGATGCGCAACATCGAGCTCGCGCTGCTGGCCTTGTCGGTGCGCCTTGATGCGGGGACCGGCTCCGCCATCCGAGAGGCGCTTGTGCGCCCGCCGAACTATTGAGGGGGCACCCCGTCGCCGCTGGGGGGGGCTGGCGGAACGGCGACGGGGTGCGGAGCCTGCGAGCCGCAAGGGCAAGCGGGGCAGGCTATTGGACGACAGCGAGCGCGGGCGCGATCCACTGCCAGAGGCTTGAAAGCGCAATCGAGACGGCGCAGGCCGCCGTGACGCAGAGGAAGAACGCCACCGGCCGCCGCTCGCTGTCCTTGAGCGCCGCAATGATGCGCGTCACGGGAGAGCCTTGAGAAGGGCGGCGATGGCCTTTCCGAACTGGTCGAGCGTCATCTTTCCCGAGAGCAGCATCGACAGCAGAAGCATGCCCATGCCGTAGAGCAGGCCGTCGCGCAGCCGCACGAAGTTCTTGAGCCAAGCCTCCATCTTCTCCTCCTGCGCCTCCAAACGCGAAGGCAACGGGGAAAGGCGGCGCTCCATGTCCTCGACGATCTCCGGCAGGGGGAGGAGGGGGCCAAACTCCCGCGTCGTTGTCCGCAGCCGATCGTCCAACTCGTCCATCCGCCGACGGCCATCCGACAGTCGCGCGTCGATCTGGTTCGTCCGGTGCGCCAGCGCCCCGAGACGTTCGTCCTGGCGCTGCACCGACATCATCTGCGCCACTTCCGTAGCCTTCACCCGTTCGGCGAGAAGGCGTGTCCAGTCGTCGCTGGGCGAGGCGTAGGTAAAAGGCGGCATCGTCGTCGCTCCCTGGCGCCGGGATGGCCCTCTCGTGCGTGGCATTGGCCATGTGTTCCTCTCTGATCCTGGGCATACGGGCCAAGGGGGAAAGTCTCAACTCGTCTTCGGCGTGGCGCCGCGACATTTTTCGTGCTCCCGATCCATGCGCTCGATCACGCTGTTTTTCCGCACCTGGGCGACCTCAAGCGCATCGATGTGCATTTGCATCGAGTTCTTCGTGGCGCCCTTCGTGCTCCAGTCGGCCGGGCGCTCGACGCTGGCGCGCGCTTCCGCCTTGTCGGCGTCGGCGAACGGCGGGCATTTCTTGGCCGTCAGGTCCTTGTGGACGATCATCACCTCCGGCTCACTAGCGGGGGCCAGCCCGCAGCCAGGGGTCGCCAGCAGGCACGACAAGCTGATCAGGATCGGGGCTGTTGCGGCGCGCATCGGTTTTTTCCTTCTCGAGTTGGGAAACGACGGTACGCAACGCGGTCAGGTCGCCCTCTCTGGCGCGGAGGGTCTGGTCGGTCTGGAGCCGGGCTTCTTCTTCGGCGCGCGCTCTCGCGGCAAGCTCCTCATTCTTGAGATGGAGCTTGAGTGTCTCCGTGGCGCGCTCGGCCACACGCTTGTCGTAGGAGCGTTTCATCGCCGGCAGGCCGTAGACTGTCCCGACATAGCCGGTTCCACACAGGCAGAGGATCAACAGCGGCCGGAAGACCCAGCTCGCCACGAACTTGCCTGCCGACAGTTCGGAGAAACCGACGAGCTTGAGAAGTGTGAAGGCCAGGGAGGCGGAGAGTGTGAACATGGGGTCACCCTTTCGCAGGCGTGGCGACGGCGCCGAGGGTTGCCCCCGACTTGAAGTCAATGAGATGGCGCCAGTTGATGCGGCTTCCCCACTTCCACAAGGCGAGGCCAAGGGCGAGGGTGAGAAGCGTGATGAGCACACGAGGTTGCAGGAGGACGGCGAACGAGGACCCCGCCTTGGTTGCGACCGCCTGAGCCTTCTCGATCTGGTCGAAGACGGTGTCGACGGCGGAGAACCCCGTCGCCATGTCGCCCAGGAGCCCCACCGAGACGCCCGCCACGACCTTGCCGGTCTTCTCGACCTTCTTGGCCTCGACGGCCGTCTCCGACCCTTGCTTGACGAGGTCGCCAGTCGTGGTCGAGGCACGGGCGACAGTCGCGGCCGCCGGCGGATTGGCCGCCGCGTCCTTGAGGTCGGCGAAGGTCTTTTCGTCGACGCGGCCGGTGCCCGGCAATCCGTGGCCGACCTGGAAACCCGCAACCGCGCGCTCGGTCAGGACGCCGAAGATGCCGTCGGCAGCGCCAGGCGCATGCCCGGCCGAAGCGAGCAGGGTCTGGATCTCCTTCACCTTGTCGCCCCTATCGCCAAGCTGGGCAATCGCTTCGGGCAGGCTCGGACCATCCGTGTTGCTCCAGATCCTCCGCGCGACGGCGAGATAGCTGCGGAACAGCGGCAGGCCGTTCGAGCCGCCGTTGATGCGCCGGCGAACCTCCCGTTCGGTGGCTTCGCGCCCGAAACCAGTCTCCTTGTCGATGGCGCTGTTGCACCTTTTTTCCTGCCATTCGATCAGCGCTCCATGGATGGAGTTGATGGGCTTCTCGACCTCGTCGAGGGGGCAGCCGATGACGTCGGCGGCTTTCTGGTGTGAATAGCGGCCGGTCAGCTGCGTGATGCCGCAACCCCGGAAGCGGTAGCCGTCGCCCTTCTGCGTGTTGCCGAGCATGTCGGCCATGCGCTTGCAGCCGACGTTGCCGAGATAGGGGATGCCATAGCAGCGCTCCGCGATGGCATACGGGTTGTGCGCGAGCGTCTTGGCTTCCGCGTAGGTGATGCCCTTGTCGCTGAAGACTTGCACCATCCGCTCGGCCGAGTAGTTCATGTCCTCCCAGACCAACGACAGGCCCCCGGTCTCGCAGGCCCACGTCGCGATGAGGTAGCACCACCGGCGCTCCGTGGTGATGTCGTACCGGCGCAGAAGATCGAGCCCTGCAGGAGAGAGCAGCGCGTCGACGTATCCGTCCCAGATCGCCGCCATCTTGGCGTTGCCGGGACGCGGACAAATCCGCTGGATCAAGTCCTTGGTGAGAAGCATGCGTTGCCCTTTCGTCAGCCCTTAGAAGCGTTCCGCCAACGCCACGACACCAAACGGGACCTCCGGCCACTCCGGCTCGTTGCCCGAGGCGATGGCCGACCGGCACGCCGCAAGCATCTGCATCACCCACTCACGCGCTGACCGTGCGGTCGCCACGTCCGACTGTTCTGCCGGCGACAAGAAGCCCTTGAGAGCGAGGTCGGCGGCGTAGGCGGTGAGATTGCGTTGCGTCGCATCCGAGAGCACGGCATCGATACGCCACCGGCACTCAGCCTTGAGGGACGGGGCGCGCATCTCCGCATCGGACTTCTTGCGCCAGACCCCGTCGACATAAGCCAGACTGTCGAGCAGGGCGCACGACAGTGCCTGCCGGTCCTCGCGCGACGTGACGTGCTTTTGCCCCTTCATGTCGATGAAGAAGCTGGTGAGCCCGCTGGCGTCGATGATGGCGCCGTCTTTGTATCGCAAATTCTCAGGGGGCACAGAGAGCAACGAAGATGGGATCGGTACGCCAACGACACCGTCGCCGGAGGCCGTGGCCGTTACGAGATCATCCTCAAGGATCGCAACCTTCATGGGTTCATGCCCTCAATTCGTAGTTGAAGCCCGGCGCCTGCATGTTGACCGACAGGACGTCAGGCGTGTGATGCCACGACCACGAGTACACCTGGATGAAGTTACGGGTGATCTGCGTTGGCGTGATGTTGTAGTCGCTGTCGTAGGAATTGCCGGGAGGCGCCATGGCATAGAGAGAGAGGCGCGGCGCGCGCGACCACGTGAGCGAGAAGTTGAAGTAGTGGCTCGGCTCTGTGCCACTTGGGAACGAAGAGATGTCACGCGGGTTGGCGCCGATATTGCCGGTGAGCACCGCCTTGTTGCAGAGGGACTGGACGGTGAGAACGTTCGAGCCGCTGGTGCTGATGGCCGCGCACAGCATATCGTCGTAGGTGGTATCGAAATTCGAGCTGTTTTCGGCGAGGGCGCTGGCATTGTACGTCACGTCGGCAAGATCGCGCATCACGTAGAGGCCTGACGGATAGCTTGTCGCTGGCGTGGCGGGACCATAGCCCGGTGGATACCAGCGCAAGTGATAGGTCTTGTTCGCCGAGGTGATAAAGGTGCGGTTGCCGCTCGACAGGTTCGAACTCGAGTAACGGTTCCAACCGCGGTGCACCCACGTCTGCCCGGTGTTGATCACGAGTTGCCCCGTGGTCGTCGTGAACTGGAGAAACCCGAAGTTGGTCGTGATCTCGGGGAAGATCGGCAGGTTTTTCCAGTTGTCCGAAAGCGCCGCGACGAGTTGGTATTGCGTGCCGTCGAAGAGAAGGCTTGCCATGCCGTTCGCCACGATTGCGCCGGAGGCCAGCGACGACCCATCCGGCATTTTCACGGCGTAAGAGCCAAGCGCATCGATGCTGATCGTGGTGGCGCCGGTGTTGGTATTCGCCACCTTGACCGTGAGCTGGCGCGGCGGCGTCACCGCCTTCGGCGTCATGGCGACGACGAGCGCGTTGGTGGTGCCGGTGTCTAGCCCGAATTGCCACACGCCTGCCTGCACGTTCTTCGGCACATCCGGGAGCGTCGAGAGGAGGTACGGCGTCTGCGGATAGACGCCCGGCGAGGAGATGCTGGGGGAGGTGATGGTGGTGGCGCCATAGGCGACACTCACAATGGCGAGCGGATAGTAGCCCGCGTCGGCCGTGGGCGTCGTCTGCGATCCTGTCGCTGCACTCGCGCCCGCTTTTGCCTGTACGACGGCTGAGGCGCGCCGCACGGTATAGTCGGTGGTGCCAGCGCCTGCAGGGCCCGAGAGAGGCGCCGCTGGATTGGCGGCGTTGTAGTAGGAGCGGACGAGCGGCGTGTCGTCGGCCTCGGAGAAGGTGACTTGGATGAGGTAATTGATCGACTGGCCGAACACGCCCGGCGCTGCAAGCGTGATCAGGGTGTCATTCGCCAATTCGCCGAGCCGCATGATCTGGCGGGTGTCGGCCGTGAGCGAGCCGTAGTCGGTCGCATCGACGGCGGCCTTGACCAGGATGCAGCCCGCCGAGACGAGGACCTGCATCGAGGCCGGAGAGGTCTGCGTTACTGCGAGACCGTCGACGACGACGGAGTTGACCCCCATGACGGAGGCCATGAAGCGACCGAGGCCGACGTGCGCGAAGCGCTCCGTCTGCAAGGGATCGACATCGAGCGGGATCTGGCCGGGCTTGACGATGATGCGGTTCATTTCGGTTCCTCTGGCCTTACCAAGAGATGTTGCTGCCGCGAACGGAGATGTGATTGCCTAGGCCACAAGCCTGCGCGTAGGTCAGGCCGACCGGGCTTCCGGCGCACATCTCAGCGTAAAGACCAACGCAATAGGTGGAGGCATCCCACTCGACGAAGGGCTGCTCCCCGTTCTCACCAATCACCACGAATTGCGCCCGCCCCATCGCGTTATAGAGGCACAGCCGCGGACACTTAGTGCCCTGGATGTCGAAGATTGTCGGTTGCTCGGCGCGACCCATCACAGTCAGGCGTGCGTCTCCGGAGTTTCCCGGATACATTTGAACGCCGCGCATAGTGAGTGCTGCGTGACCAACGATGCGGGCAGCGCCCCATTGGAAACCGAACATGATCACGTTGTCGATCAAGCCCGAGCGGATGCCGAGCGCGGGCGTCGTCTGTTCGAGCCCCTGCACGTGCAGACCGTAGTGACCGGCCGCATCAGAGTAGGCGCCATTGGGCTGACGGTTTGCCAACTGCGCCGAGGTGAGTTCGTCGGCCGTGAGGTAGCAGTTCACGTATCGATACATGGTCTGCCCCAGACCCGGAGCCGTCGTGCATCCGAGCAGAGACCCGCCGTGCGATCCTCGACGCGCCTTGAGGATCATATTCTCGACGGAATGTCCCATGCATCCCGGCGCGAAACCGATCATTGGCCCTGACAGCCAGTCGCTATCGGGGACGTTGTAGCTCTTGATGCCGAGCGACCCTCGGGGGTCCTCAGGGCTCGCCCACATTGCGCGCACCCCGACAATCGACAAGGCGCGTGTGATCTGGCGCGGCTTCGTGCGGAAATCAAGGATCGCCTGCCCCCACTCGACCCGGTCGACCCGATCACGCTCCGCCTGAAGCGTCGCGGCGTTATAGCCGGGCGTCGCATCTCCGCTGCCGTCGAGCGGGATGTTCCAGATGGGATCGGCGAGCGAGATTGAGGAGGGCATGAGGTTTCCTTATCGGCACCGACGCGCCGCGATGAAGCCATATCCGGACTGCGTACCACCCGAAAAATTCGAGCGCATGCCGAGATAGACAGTCGTGGTGGAGGCGAGACTGATCCTCTGCATGCCCGCGAGCGCGACGACCGAGATGCCGCCGCTGGCGCTGCCATCCCAACGGGCGAGGCCGCCGTTGTTGGGATAGGTCGGCTCCGTGGCGCTGGTCGTCGAAGACCAGCCGACGACGATGGTGGTGGTGGTGCCGCCACCCTGACTGATCACAACGCTACCCCACACATCCCAATCGCCGGCCGTCAGGCTGATCGAGGTAATGTTGGCTGCCGCACCGTTAGTCAGCGTAACCGCACTACCCTGCGCGACATTCGACGAAACGTATTCGCCGATATTGCCGGTACTCGCGTTGTCGTTGGTGGCGGTCGCAGGAAGCTGCCCGGCCGAGACGTTGGCGAAACCGCCCGAGCCGTCGCCCTTGAGGATGGACGAGCCAGACGTTGCCGCCTGCGTTGCCACCGTGCCGAGGCCGAGGTTCGTGCGCGCCGTAGAGGCGCTGGCGACGTCGGAGAGGTTGTTTGCCGAGACCAGCGCGCCGACGATGTTGGTTTGCGCGACGTTCCAGTTGCTGCCGACCGTCGCTTGATTGCCCGAGGCTGTGCTGTCGGTTTTGCACAGGATCATGTCGCCAGCTTCGACAGTCGTGCCCGAGGCACCGCCGATCTTGCCTGCAACCGTGATCACGTAGAGATGCCCGGCGCTCGCAGCCGGATAGTTGGGATTGGCGGATGCGTCGATGCCGCCCTTGTACTGCACGCCGTTGAGCGCATCCAAGATGCCGTCGACGTAGGCCTTGACGGCCTTTTCGGTCGGTAGTTTGGCGTCAGAGTTGGAGGAGAGCGTGCCGTCGGTCGAGGGCGCGACGCCGCTATCGGCGCCGAGCTTGCCGGTGGTGTCGCCGAATTTGACGAGGTTGTTGTTGACCGAGGAGGCTGGGCCGACGAAGTCGCCAGTGCCTGCACCCGCTGTGCCCTGGTTGCCCGTGCGGCTCCATTGCACGGACAGAACGTCCGAGGCCGAAAGGGTGCCGCCAGTGTCGTCGATGGTGACCGTGACCTGTCCCCAGGTCGTGTTGTCGGTGACGGCCGCCGTGATCTTCGCAATCACATAGTTCTGCGGCGCCGAGACCTTCTTGATGATCAGGCGGCCCTTGTCGGAGGGATTGTTCGAGGCTCCGAGGCCCTTGATCCAGTTGGCGACGGAGGGGTTGCCGGTCTCTCCGCACGAATACGAGATCGCGATCGCCGTCACGCTCGACAGCGTCGCATTGTTCATGCGCACGTTGCCAGCCGAGGGGTCTCCCATCGTGGTCGAGGAGGCGAACAGGAAACGGATGCCGGGATCGGTGCCGTTCGTCCCTGCGGTGCCTGTCGCGCCCGTGGCTCCGGTGGCTCCGGTCGCACCCGTTGCGCCCGTCGAACCCTTCTCGCCCGCGGCGTTGATGTTCCAGTCGTTATAGGTGCCGGTGTCCCCGTCGGAGAAGTCCATGGTGACGGTGAGCGTCGTGGAGGCGTAGGAGGCGACAACGCCCTCCATCCAGTGGCCCGTCGAGGCGCTGGTGGCGCGGATGCGCGCGCCCGCAAGGAACGCCTTGCCGGTCGAGATGGTGAACGCCTTGGAGCCGGAGGCGGCATTCGCCAGGCTCGTCGTCGAGGTGGCACCGTACCCCGCGCCAGGCGTGCCGGACGGGGCCGGGAATACGACCATGAGCGTGCCGAGGACCGGCATCGCGGCGGAGGCGATGACGTTGGTGAGAGGCACCTTCCAGTAGGTCGTGGCATCGACCGGAGGACCGGAGATGTCGGCCTCAAGATACATGGTGCGGTCGAGGGTCGGGAACAGCCGCAGATGCGAGCCGTTCGCCATCAGCGAGGCGACCAGCGGGCCGATCGGCACGTTGTTGCGGTCGGTCTTGGAGATGTAGAGGTAGGTGGCCGAGCCCCAGGCGGCATTGTCGAGGCGGATATAGCCCGCGCCGGGATCGGCGTCGGCGGTGGCGACCGCGAACATATAGTCGAGGCCGGGGTTCGGCTTGTCCATGAACAGGTTGTTCAACCTGTCCATCGCCATAACTTCCTGGTGCGTGAGAAGGGCGGTCATGCGTTAGCCTCCGACGATCTGGTAGGCGCTGCCGTTCCAGGCGAGCAGGCGGACGGTGCTGGCGGGCCAATCGCCAGAGGCGAGGGCCACGCCCGTTTTCGACACGACCGCGACCGCGCCCAAACTGTTCGGGTTGATGGTGGTGGCGCCGGTGTTGTTGGCCGCCGCCTTTTTTACGCACAGCAGGTTCGGGTAAGAGGTCGGCACGGGGTCGAGCGCCACGACCAGCGCGTTTGCGGTGCCGGTGTCGGTGGCGCTGATCCAGCTATTGGTCTGGGCGTTCTTGGCGTTGGGCGCCCGCAGGAACGGGCTTGGCGAGACGGTCGCGATGTTGGCGTTGACGACGGTCGAGGCGCCGTTGGCGACCGTCACCACGTACAGGCCATTGAAGCCGGCGTCGGGTGACGGCGCCGTCTGTGTGCCGGTGGTGGCGGCCGTGCCGGGCTTGGCGTTGATCGAGAGCGCGGCCGACCGGCGCTTCGACCGCGATGCGGTGAACGGAACCGTCGGGTTGGAGGCGTTGTAAAAGGGGATGCTGAGGGTGTCGGTGTCGGAGATCGTGATCCCCGCCTGGATCAGGTAGGCAATCGACTGCCCGGCCGTCACCGGGGCGGTGAGCGGGATGGTGATCGCGTCACGCAGGATGCCCTGCAGAATGATCTGGTGCGTGGTGTCGGGCGCCAGCGAGGCGTGCGCCGTCTGGTCGACGGGGCCCGAGGCATAGAGCGAGCCGGCGCCGACCAGCACGCTCATGTTGGGCGTGGCCTGCTGCGTGCAGGCAAGCCCGTGCGCGACGACGTCGGAGCCAAGTGCAGCCCAGGCCAGCCGGCCGAGCGCTTCCATGGCGTAGCGCTGTTCTGCAAGAAAGTCGGTGTCGAGCGGGATTTGTCCCGGCCAATACGTCACGCGATCCATATCAATAAACCCTGGCTTGATCGACGCGCGCACTGTCTACAAAGAACTCGAGGTCGGTACTCTCGATGTCGGTCCACATCAAAGTGCCGGCCGCCTTGGTGTCGTCGGCCGTCGCATAGATTTGCGCGTCCGAGATCGGCCCGGTGATCTGCTTCAGGCCCACGTACTCGATGGCGCCCTGGCCATAGCCGCCGGCGGCCTCGTTGTAGCCCGACACGAACGGCACGCCCTGCCCGTTGGGGCGGTAGGCGGTGATGAAGGCTTGCCCCGGATAGGCCAGCGAGCCGATCCGGCCCGTGACGTTGAGCGCGAGGCCCGACCAGGGCACGTCGGAGAGCGTGCCGTCGCCCAGCCCGCCGCAGTCCATCGGGTTCGACGGCTCGAAAAACTTCGGCTCGCGCCCGGTGAGCGTGGTGAGCGCCTGGATGATCGAGGCCCGCGTGGCACGGGGGCGCAGGATTTCAGCACGGATGCGCGCACGCCAGACGTCGTCACTCTCGTTGAGCGACCGCTTGAAGCGCAGCCGGAAGAAGTCGTAGGCGAGGAGATCGAGCCAGCCGTCGCTTGCGGTCGCAAGTCGCGTCTGGGCCTTGGCGTAGCCGACCAGCGCGTAGACGTGCGACGCGACTGTCGCCATGCCCGCAAGCACGCCGTCGAGGACCGGAGAGACGGTCGGGAACCAGCTGCGCGGAATGACCGCGCGCTGCCGTTGGATCATGTCGTCTTGATCGCCGGTCATCACGATACGGTCACCGTGCCGGGCTTGATGGTCTGCGAGTTCGTCGCCGCGAGATCGGCCGCGAGGCCGTTCAAGGTGATGCCGGTGACGTTAAGGACGCCGCCGGAGGCTTCATAAGCCCACTGCGCCAGCCGCGTGTAGGGCAGCTTGTTGCCGAGCCCCAGCGCCTTGATGTTGGCGGTGATCGCCGTCCCCACGCGACCGCGCACGGTTGTGGCGTCGTAGCCGTCGGCGATGGTCAGCGTCATGGCGACGTTCGCCGTCGTTACGGTCGGCGCCACCACGTCGAACATGATGCCCGCCGCACGCACGTTGTCGATCGCGCTGCGGATCGTGGTCAGGAGCGAAGCCGGAGGGCTCCCCGTTCCGTCGTCGATGCAGACGAAGAAGTAGCCGAAGTGGTCGGTGCCGTCGGTGTTCTTGTTCTCGGTGATGGTGAATTGCACGCCGATGCGCTGGCGCTTGGCCTCGAACTCGATGGCGGCCTTCGTCGCCTTCGACAGCGAGTTGATGAAGGCGGCAAAGCGGGTGCGGACGCTTTCGTCTTCTTCGGCCTCTCCGCCGCCCGAGAAGGGCGCCGCGTTGGTCACGGTGTCGACGTAGGTGATCGAGCCGACGATGGTCGTCACCGAACCCGCCAGCACGTTGCCGCCCGCGCCGGGTGTCACGGCCTGGACCGGGACACTGACGCTCGCCACGCCCGCCGGGATCACGTAGCCCGAGAGGCCGGCGTTGTAGGCGTTGTTGCCGGTGTCGAGGATGACCGCGAACGTCTGCAGTGTATCGGCGGTGCGCACGATGGCGCCCAGCGGCACCACGGCCTGCGCCGACGGGGTGAAGCGGGAGAAGGTGACGGTGCCGAGCGACTTCTGGGCGCCCAGGCGGGTCAGGCCATAGTCCTGCACGAAACTGTCGACGTCGGAGCCGGCCGAGGTTGACAGTCGATTGGCGCGCAGCACCTTGATCACTTCGGCCTGCAGCCACAGCGAGATCGCGGCGTTGGCATCGACCACGGCGCGCAGGATCGAGCCCACCGAGAAGTCGAGAAGCTGGTTGCACTTCGCCTGCATCGCGGCGGCTTGGCGCTGCACGAGTTGGGAGAGCGAGCGGGTGGAGATCGTGGCCATCAGGGCGTTACCTCAAAGGGTAGGTCGATCATCTGCCCCGTGAGGGCGTCGGCGTACTGGATGCGCACGAACACGCCGTCGGGGATCGGCTCGACGGTGATGACAGGGACGGGAAAGCGGGCGACCGCCGCCTCGAGATGGATTTGCCCGCGGACGATGCCCTCGATCAGGCCCCGATCGAGCACGTCGCCGACGCGGCGGCCCATGCCGGCGCCGTAGGAGGGCGCGAAGGCGGCTTCCTTGAGATTGGTCATCAGGCGCCGGATCAGCCGCTGCTCGCCGCGCTGCGTGCCCGCAACGGCCACGAGGTCGCCGGTGGCGCTGGTGACGAGGTCCGAGCCCCATTCGTGGAAGATGTCAGCCATCCGACAGGTCCCCCAGGATATAGATCACGCCCGGCGCGCCTGCGTAGGCCGCAGCCGCTTCCGCCGGGCCGCCGACACCGTAGAGCGTGGCCGCCGCCGAAAAGGCATCGCAGCCACCCCAGAACGAGGCGCCGCCGGGCGCGTTGCCCTTGGTGAGGGTGTTGGTGCTGGTGGCCGAGCTCGACGCCGTGCTGGAGCCGCTCGGCGTGCCGACGAGTGCGTTGACGGAACTGCCGCCCGCGTAATACAGGTTGCCCATGCCATCGACGGCGAAGGTGCGGCCGGTTACGCTGACCGTCGTGCTGACTGAGGTCGAGACGGCCGTTGCAGTCGCCACGTCGAGCACCGGGCAGTAGTGGCCGCGCCCGCCCGTCAGGTTCATGTCGCCGCCAGAGGCCGCGCCGCCCGAGATCCCCGATCCCGCATTTGCGGTCAGCCCGGCAATGGTGGTGGCGACGCCGGAGCTGCCGCCGCCCACCACGTAGGCGAGCGCCTGCCCGCTCAACTGCGCGAGGTCGACCATTTTGATCGCGGTGCCGCCAGCGCCACCGCTGTTGCTGTTGGCTGTGCCGGTGGCGCCCGGACCCGTCGCCATGATCAGCACGCGGCCGGCCTTCGGGTGCGGCGTCCACAGCCCGCTGCCTGCCGTCAAGATGGTGAGCTTCGCCCCGACGCCGCCGAAAGGCGGGCCGAGGGCCGAGCCGAACATCGTGGGCAGGATGGCGGGAAGCATTAAGCGTCGCCTCCCATGGCCACGACATTGAACGTCTCGCCCTTCTCGGTCGCGAGCGCGAGAATGTCGCCCGACTGCAGGTAGAACGCTTCGGCGTTGATGGTGCAGTCGAGGTCGAGATACCAGCGCAGCGTGCCGTCGGTGATGTTCTGCGCCGTGACGGCCTTCACCGCCCACTCGCGCACGAAGCGGTAACTGCCGCCCGACTTCTTGATGTAGGCGTGGATAAAGCCGACCGTCGTCGGCCCTGTCGCTTGCACGCGCAGACGGTCGAGGCGGGTGCGGCCCGAGGCGTTGCCCGTGTGGACGTCGACGATCGTGCCGGTGCCGTCGCGATTGGTGTTCGCGGTCGTCAACTGCAAAACCTTGGTGAAGGGGGTTGCCATGTCTGGGCCTTATGATCCGATGTACTCGGCGGGGGTGGGTGTCGGCGGAGCGGCCGGGATCGATCCTGCGCCCGCGCCCATGTAGACCTTCGACTGCGTGGCCTGGTTGGCGTATCCCGCGGTGTCAGGGTCGCCGTTCATGATCAGCGCCTGCGTGCCGTCGGTGCCCCCGAGGACAAGCTTTTCCGAGGCGTCGAGCATGATCTTCTTGCCCTTGATCAGCACCTGGCCCTCGCCCTGGAATACGATGCCGGATCCGTCCTCGTGGCTCATCTCGACAGTCTCGTCGCGCATCACGAAGGCGTGCCCCTTCTTCTGCTTGATGGTGACGGTGTCGTCCTTGTCGAACTTCACGTAGCCCTTCGACTTGTGCATCAGCACCATTTCGCCGGCTTCGACCTTGGGCGGCTTCTGCTCGTCGTTGTGGGCGCGCGCCATGACGAAGGGCGCGTTGCGGTCGCCGTCGGTGAAACCGACCAGCACCAGGTCGTCGATCTCCGGCGCCATCAGCAGCCCGTAGCCGTTGCCGGCGTGCTCGACGGGGAGCGGCATCCACTCGGTCATGGCTTCTTCGGGCTGCAGTTCGACCTTCACCGAATAGGTGTCGGGGTCGTAGCTCTTGACGAGCCCCCACTGCGGCACAGGCCGTGCATGCAGCGCGCGATCGATCTCGCGGCGGATCAGGTTGGTGATGAAGGCGACGCCCATCATGGTCAGCGCCCCTTTCGGCCCGAAAGCCGCGTGATATAGGGGGCGTGGATCGACACAGAATGGTGGATGCCCTCGAGCGTGTAGGCGCCGTCGAAGGCGGTGCCCGAGATCGTCATTTTCGAGCCGTTGCGCTTCGATGGATCGCCGGGGATCGTCACCGTGCAGCCGAACTCCTTGTCGGCCCAGTCGTCGAGCGTTGCTTGCGCGATCCCTTGCGCGATGGCATCGGTCACGTTGTTGAGCCGGGTCGTCTTGACCTCGATCTCGCCGCCCTGGCCGGGCTTTGTGGCCTGCCCGGTGACCTTCTTCTTCTTCTTCGCATGCCAGCCGTTGACGCTGACTTTGAGCGTCTTGGCGAGCGCGAGGTTGCGACGGAAGACGATGTCGCAGAAGTTGCCAGTCGCGTTCTGCTGCGGCGACTGCGGGCTGAAATTGTAGGTGCCGGCGTCGCCGCCCTGCGCCTTTTGATAGTAGAGCGTGCGGCCGATGACGTAGGCCGAGACGCCGTCGAGCTTAGCGAACCGTTCGATGATCGACCAGTAGGACTGGCTGAATTCCATCGCCGCGTGGTGGCCCCGCTCCCACTCCTTGCCAGCGTCGTCGCCGACCGTCCCGCCCCCGCCGCCGCCGACGAAGCCGAGCCCGACGCGGCCCGCGAGTTCCGACACCACGCTCCAGCGCGGCCGGTTGATGAAGCTTTCGTCGTCGCTGCGCTTGTCCATCAGCAGGGCGGAAAGATCGCGGCCGTCGATATTGAGTGCGCCCGAGCGATAATCGGCCGAAACAGTGTCGACCTGACCCACGAACAGTTGCTGCCCGAGCATCGAGATTTCGACCTCGATGGGCGCCGTCGAGGCCCAGTAGTCGGGAGATGTGTTCGGATCGTTGAGCGCCAGTTGCGCGCGGAAGGTGCCCGAGGAGCGCATCAGGTTAAAGTCGCACTCGACCGAGATCGGCGCGATGGTGGCGCCGCCCGCTGAGATCGTGGCCCTGACGTCGCGGCTGCTCATAGCGCGAGCACCCCGTCGTAACTGGTCTTTTGGTCAACCAGGGGCAGTTTCAGCGCCACGGGGCCGGTGATCCAGGGATCGGTGAGCCCGTTGAGGCGGGCGATGCGGGTCCACTGCGCGGCATCCCCGAGCTCGCGCGCGGCGACAGCGTAGAGCGTGTCGGAGGACACGGTGATCGTGCGCTGCTCGGCGATTTCGAGGAGGACGGTGCTCATGCGGCACCTCCGGTCGCCTGCTTGAGATTGGCCTCGATGCGGCCGGCGTAGGCGCGGCAGTCAAGGAGGCCGTTCATCTGATCGAGGGAAGCGCTGAGGCTGTTGATGGCCACGATCGCGTCGAGCGAGAAGGTGCCCGCGGCGACACCCGCGATGGAGAGTTCGTCGCCGGCAAGTTGCGTGTCGAGTTCGGCAACACGGATGTCGACGGCCATGCTGGTCGCGTGCGCCACGATGCGCATGCCGGTCAGTTCCGACTGCGTCGCCTCATCCAGGTCCTCGACCTGGTTCAAGGCGGCGGAGAGCGCCGCGGCCTGGATTTTGACGTCGCCCACGTAAACGGTCATAGCGGACCGTCCGGCAAGGCTTTGATGCTGGTCGCCAGCAGGCTTGCGTCGGAGGAGATGGCGGCGCCCAGCGAGGAACCGGGCTGGCTCCCGTTCTGCACGTCGGAGACGACGACGCGGATTTTGTAGGGAATTTCGTAGCGCCGGTGGTAGTCGGGATCGAAGTCCTCGACCACGACCTGGTAGGTGAGCGCGCCCCAGGAGAGCGTGACTTCCTCGCCCGACTTCGCCATCGCCTCGACGGCCTTGGCGCGCATCAGGGCGTCGTTGCCGCGGAAGCGGCCGGACCATTTGATGTCGTCGGGGCTGTGGCCGAGCTTGTCGAGCACACGCTGGCCGCCGATCAGCGTGTGCCGATTGACGATGTGCTTGCCGCCGAATGGAATGTGCTCTGGCACCTCGAAGTCGCGGAAGGCGACCTGCCCGAGGACCACTTGCGTGTCCGCCTGCATTTCGTCGTGTTCCCCAACACGCGAAAAAGGGGCTGATAGCTGGTGCTATCGCCCCTGGCGGCCGGCGCCCGATGAGCTGCTTCCTTTTTCAATTGAGCGCCGAAGCAGCAACGGACAGCGCGCCATCTTTATGCCTGGGTTGTTTGCGTCGCGCAACCCCTATGTGCGGTGGAGATCTCCGCGTAGACGGCGCGCAAATGCTTCACGAGCAGCGAAAGCTGCGGCTGGGTCGGTGAAATAGCCAACGTGGTGATCAACGCGGTTGACAACGACGCGAGCCACATACTTGCCGCGCGCCGCCTTCCATCTGACGCCTGGATAGCCGCTTTGGTTGTTGCGATAAGCGCCCCGGTTCTGGGCGTTCTGATCTTGGCTAACTAGCCGCAGATTTGCGATCCGATTGTTGCTTCGGTTCCCATCAATGTGATCCACCTCTGCAAGGCCGGGGTCTTCACCGTAATGGATTGCCCAGGCAATTCGATGAGCCATGTAGCCGATTTGGTGGATGGTCACGAACTGATACCCGGTCCCTCGCACGTGGCCGGCGATACGCCCAACGAGGCTCGGTAGCCACTTGTGAGAGCGCCATCGAAGTTCGCCCGTAAGAGGGTCGTACGATAGCCGCTCCCGAAGCAGGGCAATCGGAGGCAATGGCCTAATTTTCTTTGGGTTCGTCATTGGATCACCATAGCACACAAAAGCAAAAAGGGCCGCCCCATCTCTGGAGCGGCCCATTGTTCTTGCATTGCACGTGCAGTGTCAGGTCGGGATCGAGTTGTCCGGCAGCATCGGCTGCATCTGCCGGTCGAAGCCCATGCCGCCCGTGGCGTGCTCCGCCATGCGTGCGATCTGCATCGCCACCACGTCGGCCAGCGTCCGGCCGTCGAGGTTGATGGTCGTCCGCGTCTGGATCATGCGGCCGCGGTCGGAGCCCGGCACATAGCGCTGCTGTTGCAGCAGCGGCATGCCATCCGGCCCGACGCCGGGAGCGGCTTCCGGGGCGGCGTATGGTGTTCCCGGCCCGCCTTTCCATGATCCGTCGAGGCCGAACATCTTCTTGAGGTTCGGGAGCAGGCTCCAAAATGCGTCCCTGATCATACCCCCGATCGCGTAGAACACGGGGCCGATCGTGCTGGCCAGCATGTTCGGCAAGCCGAAGAACGCATTTTTGATCAGCACAGCGATGTCGCCGACCATGTCCCTGAAGACATAGTTAACGACGCCGCCTGCACTGAAGTTCTGCCTGATTTTCTCCCACCGGAGCGCGATCAGCGACCCGATGCCGACCGCAAGCGCCGTGATGCCTGCCGCGGCGAGCACCGCAGGGCCGGCGAAGGTGGCGATCAGTGCGCCGATGCCGGCCAGCACCAGCACGAGGCCGCCCGCCATCGCGCCCGACATCAGGAACCGGCTGAGGTCGGGATGGTCCGCGAACAGTTTCGCAAGCCCGGCGATCACGTTGTTGAACCCTCGCAGCGCTTCCACGGCCGCCGGAAGGTTCGGCAGCGACAGGGCGTCCTGCAGGTTCTCCCACTGCGCGGCGAGCGCGTTCTTCTGCATCAGGTAGTCGCGCTGCCACATCTCAGACGTCTTGGTCAGCCCCATGCTGTCGGTGACGAGGGTGGCATCGCGCTTGAGCTTGCGCACTTGGAAGGCGAGAAGGTTCGCTATGCCCTGTGCCGTGCGGTTGCCGAAGCCGATGGCCAGTTCGTCGCGGATGGCGTTGAGGCCCTGCAGGCCGACGCCTTCCTTGATCTGGCCGTCCTCGATGGCCTTCCATTGCTCGTTGTTGATGATGCCCTTGCGCTTCAAGGCCGGAATGACGGTGTGCTCCATCCACAGATCGGGGTCGGAGGCCATTTCGCCGGCGCCGGAGATGAGGCCCGGCAGCAGCCGCTTGAGGCGGCCCTCGGGGGTCAGCGACCCCAGACGCTTTGCCTTGTCCTCATCGACGAGCCCCATGCGCTGGAACCAGTCGCGGGCGCGCTGCGTCATCTGCCCGCCCTGCACGGCCTGGAACATGGACATGAAGGCCGTGCCCGTCGACTGTGCGCCGAGTTCTTGGATGATCGTCGGCAGGACCTGCGCGGTGAAGCGATCCGACCAACTGATCGCCGACGACCGGCCATACTTGGTCGCCTGCATGTACATGGTCGGCGTCACTGTGCCGTTGAAGGCGTTGAGCGCCTTGGCCATGCCCTCGAGGTATTCTTCGAACCGCTTCGGCGTCAGGGCGTTGGCCGAAAGCTCGCCCGCGCGCACCGCCGACCGGACCTCGCTGTGGAAGGCGTGCGCCTTTTCCGGATTGCGGAACTGGAGCGCGACCATGAGCTTCGTCATGCTCTCGGCCATCTCCATCGCGTGGTGTTTGTCACCGAGGACCGGGGCCATTTCCTTCTGCATGTCGAGGATTTCGCGGGCGCTGATCGTCTGATACTTCAAGGACAGTTCGCGCGCCTTGGCGGTCGCTTCGGCGATCTCGAGTTGCTTCCACGAGCCCGCTTCCATCTGGTTTTGGATATTCAGGAACTTGCCGCCGTGGTCGATGAGCTTCCCCACCCCCTCGACGATCTTGGTGCCGGCCCAGGCCGCGCCGAGGCCCATCACCGCGTTGCGGATATTGTTCATCCCGCCGGCGGCGTTGATGGTGTGGCGATGGATGCCGAGCAGGTCGTGCGCGATCGTGTTCAAGATCGGCGACACCTGGTTCGTCATGGTCATACGCACGGCGATGTTGTAAACAGACATGGGCAACCCCCTTTTGAGGTGGTGATGGCGGGAAAGGCGAAAGCGTTGGCGAAGGGCTGGGCGCGATGACGCGTGGCAGCGGGTGCAGGGCCTGCGGCGGCCGGGTCACCCTCAACACGCGCGAATGCTTCCATTGCGGGCAAGGCACGCCGCACCCTGGCACCGCGCGCGTGCTGCGCTGGACGACCGGGGGCGTGCTGACGTTTCTGGTGCTGCTGGTGCTCCTGCACACCGCCGGCGTGCTGGCGCAGGTCGATCAGTTCAAGGGCTGGCGCGAGTTCGACATCGAAAAGTGGTGCAACGCCAACTGGGCGCACCTTCCCGACGGCTACGAGGCGCGCCGCAAGAAGCGCGACTGCGTCATCCTTCAGGTGCAGAAGCGCGACGAGGCGAAGGCGGCTTGGATCAAAGCCACGCCGGAAGCGCGCGCCGCGTGCGCGGCATCAGCGCAGAGTTATCCCGACGTTCTATCCTGCCTCAGCCAGCGTTAGGGCTGCTGCGCCGTGGGGACGCCGTAGAGGCGGCGCTGCGTCAGGAGCGGCGCCAGCCCGTGCTCGGTCATAATACGCACGGCGGTCGGTTCATACGCCTGCGCGGCAGGCAGCAGCACCGGGCGCGGCGGCACGTGCCCCGTCCCGAACTCATGCCAGATCGCCTTGGGATCGTCCGAGCCGACGTCAACAGTTTCGTGGTCGACGACCGTGTAGAGATAACTGTTTCGCAGCGCGCCCGTCTCGACGAGCGGCGTGTCGCCATTGCGCTTGCGGGCCACGGTGGCCGGCTGCAGGGCCGGCCAGCCGTAGCGGTAGGTGCCGAGCGCCGACCGGATTTCGGCCTGCAACCCCCGGCCGACCTCCTCGAGCACGGTACGTTGGTGGTGCCGCATCTCGAGGGCAGTCATGGTGAGGTGGGTGGCGAAGGTCAGGGGCGTGAAGGTGGTCGACATCGGCTCAGTCCTTCTTCGCCCACTTCATTTCGCGCCAGTCGAACTCGCCGCCCTCGAACTCGCCGAGGATGACGTAGGCACCCAGCGCCCAGTCCTCCGGCCAGCCGAAGGCCACATCGAACGGCACGCCGTTTTTCACAAGGTAAAGCCGCATGCGAAAATCGGCGTGCTCGGTCAGTTTTTTGCGTCGTCGACCGTCGTGACCGCCTTCTGGTCGGCGGTGTCCTCGATCCACTTCTGCAAGAGCGCCATGCCGGCCTCGCCGATGATGTCCATTTTCTTCTCGGCCTCGGCAGGCGATCCGGGCGTGAACGGGTAGGGCGTGTCGTCGATGGCGCGAACCGTGGCCGTGCAGATGGCCATCGTAAACCAGATGCTGTTCGAAGCGTTGTCGGCGCCCATCTTGCGCGACAACTGCATGAGCTCCATCGATGAGAGCTTGCGCAGCGTGAAGTTGCGGCCGAGTTCGTCTTGGATGACCGTCGTGGGGTGCGCCCCCATCGCCATCGCCTGCTGCGTCGGCGTCTGCCCTTCACCGCCGTTCGCCGGCATGCGTGTGATTTTAGCCATATCTCAGTGCCCTTGTGTCTGAAAAGAGGAAAGGCCGGGGTCCCCACCCCGGCCCGGTGTCGACGCTTACGCGACCCTGACGCGGCGGGATGCCTCGCCGCCGAGTTTCATTTTGACGTAGCTGTCGGCCTTCCAGTTGCCGGCATCTTCGAAGTGCAGCGACACGCCTTCGTAGCGGTACTGCGAGATCGAGCCGTCGGGTTCGGTGATGGTTTCCAGAACAGTTACGTT